CGCCTTCGCCCAGGGGGACGCCGGACCCTCGCCCCTGACCCTCGCCCAGGGGGACGCTCGCCTTCGCCCAGGGGGACGCCGGACCCTCGCCCCTGACCCTCGCCCAGGGGGACGCTCGCCTTCGCCCAGGGGGACGCCGGACCCTCGCCCCTGACCCTCGCCCTGGGGGACGCGAACAAAAACCCCTCGCGGTTTTCGCCCCTTAAATACCCGACATTTTCACTTAAAATACCCGACGGTTTCGCTTAGTAGACGCCACGTTGCGCGGGCGACCCGAGGACGCCGCGTGCTAGTAGACGGACAGTGGATTTTTAGTAGACTTTTCGTATACAACAGCCCTCCCAACTGGTCGTGGGAGCCCCTGGTTGGTTGCATACATGGTCAAAAAGGGGCCTGGAGCGGTTTCGAGAAAGCCCATACACGGTCGAAAAGGGGCCTGGACCGGTTGCGAAAAAGCCCCTGACCGGCCGCATACACGGTCGAAAAGGGGCCTAAGCCGATTTCCAGTTTTACCGTTTCGCTTTCGCGAATCCTTCGGCAATCGCGCGGCTCAGTTGGCCCGACCATTTTGCTTTGAAGACCCGCCGCGAGACGCCGATGAAGTCATAGCGCTGGCGATATTCGGGTGCGCCGCGGACGATGATTAGGATCGGGGCGATTTTTCCTTTGGCCCGCTGGCGCTCCCAGATCGCGCGAACGCCGCGGATGGTCGCGACGAAATACTTGGAGCGCTGGGCCGGTTCGTCGGGGAGGATGCGCTTGCGCGCCCGGGTGCCGGGACGGTTGCTGATGGGGTCGAGCATGGCGCCTTGGTCCGAGAGGATCTTCGTCCAGGTGCCGGGGGGCACGTTGCCGTAGCGGTCGAGTTTGATCTTGCCGGGCACAATGTATTCGTCGCTGCGCAGAAGTCCGTGGGCGCGCAACGCATTCTCCACGCCCTTGGGCCGGCGGGGCCCGCCGCGGATCTGGGGCATGAGGTATTTGGCCGCGGCATTGTTGCTTGAAGACGAGCCGCGCAGGCGCTTGGAGACCCGATAGGTGCCGGTCTTTTTTTGGTTCTTGGACTGCTGCTCCATGCTCTGGCCCGAGTAGGCCGCGGCTGGCAGGCTTGGCATATCGTTTTCGGAGTCTTTGAGCCAGACGCGGGCCCAGGGTTCGGCTTTCGTGGCGCCCTGCATGTAGACCGAGCGCAACGTGAAAGGCGTCGGCCGGTCGAAGACCCGCTCCATTTCCCTCGGCTGTTCCTCTTTGATGTCTTTCGCGGTGCGCGTCAGTGCCACAACGGCCGCGAATCCGACGTTGCGAAGCGCCTGGTCGAGCTTGAGCTTGATCTGCCCGGGAGTGGGACCGCGACGGGTGACCGTGACGAGGTGGGAAAGGGCGCTATAAGCCATAAAAAAAGGGGACCGGCGCAGGGAGTGGAGGGGGAGAGGGTTGCGCGCGGCCCCGCATAAGTGCAAGCGAGACGACAGGGACAGGAGAGAACAGTAACAGAATGGGTTCTATAAGTCCTCGGGCGGCGATTCAGGTTCCGAGAGGCTATCGGATTCTTCCAAAGGATAGACGGCCGCGACCATCACGATCATTTGGGCGATGAAGTCGCCGGCCACAATCTCCACTCGCTCGGTGCCGTGGTTGCGCATGTAGACATGGATCTCGCGCCGGCAGTCGCCATCGACTACGCCAGCCTCCACCACGCGCCCCTGTTGGGGGCCCGAGCTAAGGTCGCGGATCATCCCGAATTCCATCGTTGGTATCCCGATATCCGGGATGCCTTTGGCGCTGGCCGGGTCGATCTCCCAGGCGAACCCGGTTGGGATCTTGGCGACCTCCCCGGGGTCGATGACGGTGCCCTCGCTGGCCTGGAGGCGCCATCCTGGAGCCCCGCGGGCGATGCGCTGGGGCAACGGCAGTTGGTGATCGCCTACGCGTTGGATTCGCATCGGTCGTCGCGCTCCGGTTCAAGGTCTTCCAAGCCGCGTTCGATCTCTGGATGCAGCAGGGCCGCATCGGTGTAGTCCACACACCGTCTCCAGGTGCCGCGTCCGGGGATGCGTAGGCGATGCTTTGAGGCTCGCGCGCAGCGGTCGATGGTCCCGCCCGTCTTTCCGTCGCCCCGAAACGTCCCGGCGCGGTGATGGGCGCACCAGGCGCCCCCGCAGGTAATATCGGTTTCGATGGGCGGGAACTGGGAAGCCATCGTCGCGCGGCCCCATTACTGCCTACGCGACCGGCATCCGCTTACCGCGCCGGCTGGCCGAGGGCGCCGCATCCGGATCGGCCGGATCCACGAATGCGGCCTGGGCCGCGGCCACGGGATCGCGTTGCCGGGCCGATTCATCCTTGGCGCGCTTGGCTTGGTCCTCCTTGACGGCGCGTTCCAATTGCTGGTCGAACAGATCGAACTGGACCGGATCGCCGAGGGCGCGCCGGCCGACCTCGTAGCTAAGGTCGTAATTCACCTTGGCTTCGTCCTTGAGCTTGACGTAGCGCATGGCCGACCTCAGGGCGTCTTTGTTGACCGCAAAGTCCGCGTTGAGCTGGGCGAAGATGGCGGTCTTGCTGGCCGTCAGTTCGATGCGCTTTTCGTCGATGTCTTCGACTTGGCGAACGGCTTCTCGGATCTTGTCGAGGAAGCCTTCGTCGGGGTTTTTCAGGATCTCCGACGGGGGGCCGGCACCCCCCGCTCCTGCTCGCCGGTCGGCTAGGTTCGACACGCTGGAATTGTTGGTTCTAGCCACTGCGGGCGCCTCCGGGTATTTTCAGGATTCCGAGGTTTTTGAAAATGCGGTACGTGAGATTGATCGCGTAGCCGTTGCGCACTTGCCCGCCTGTGAAGCGCAACAGGGTCCACCCCAGGGCTTGGGCCTCGCCGTATTTCACGCAATCGGCCGTGAAACCCTTGGTGCTGGTATGTCGCCCGTGCCCGGGAGCGCCTTCGATCTCCACTGCCATGCGCAGAGTTGGCCAGGCGAAATCCATTCTCCAATCGCGCAATCCACTGGACAGCAGTAGGTCTTTGAAGTTGCCCTTGCCGACGTTGTTGCCGTCGATATCCCAGCCGGCCGCTTCCGCGCCGAACCTGTAGTTGCGCACCGGTTCGGGGAATCGCAGCGTGCGCAGTTGGGCGAGGAAGGGGACTTCCCACTTGTCGCGATCCGCCTTAGCCCGAGCGGAGCGCAGTTGCGCCGCGGCGCTCTTAGGCGCGGCAGCGGTCGTTGCTTTGACCGTCGGCTTGGGCTTGGGCTTTGACTGGGATTGGGATTGCGCAACGACGGTTGGCGGTTTCGCGTCGATGTCGAGGCCGAGCTGGAGCTGGAAGCGTTCATAGTCCGCGTCCGTACACTGATCTGCGAGCCGTGAGGCCCAAGGCGGGAGGATTGCGGAAGGCATTCGCTCGAGGACGATGCTCGATCAGTGGCGAACGAGGCTGAGCAAATTGGCGATGCAGCGCAGGCCGGCGGCGCGTTGCTCGGGGGTGCGTCGCGAGTAGCCGGCGATGGTCAGTCCGCGGTTGCGGGCCCGCTGGTCGTCGGGGTGGGACAGGGCGCAGGCGGTACGGAATTCGGCGATGCTCGGTGGCCAGGGGCAGGTTGCGCGGCAGATCGACAGTCCGCGGGCGATTTCCTCTGGCGTGGCGCCGGCCAGTCCCTCGGCCCATTCGAGTGCAAGCACTTCGGTCGCAAAGCCGGCAATGTTCTTTTCCCATTTCACGCCCCAGATCATGGCGAAATGCTCTAAGAGCAGGGCGATCTCGGATTCAAAATGGAAGTTTGCCGCCGGGGAAGAGGCTCTTAAGGTGCTCGAATTTAAGTCGGTGTTGTTCTTTTCGCTGTTCGTTGAGAGTGAATGCGTCTGGGGTGTGGGCTGTGCCATTGGTCTTTCCACCGGGGTTGCTATTGAGCGGCGTGTCGAGCTGACCGATGTAGTTTTCGCAATTGCTGGATCGGAATAGCGTGGCGGGTCGCAGGTATTGCCGCATGGCGTCGTCCGATCCCCATTCCGCCGTCTTGCGGTCGATGACCCGTAACAGTTCCGACTTACCGTAATCCAGGATGCGCGCTTTGGCTAGGGCGGCGCCAGCCGTCGCCTTGCCGGTGTTCGTGCGGCTGCGGAAGGCGGTTCCGGCTTTCGCGTTGAGGTAATCGTACACATCGTCCACATCGTGCATCGTCGGGCTACTGCCCGACAAATGTGGAGGTTGCGGTTGGTGTTCGGGGATCGGCGCGGGGGGGGACAGGGGGAGGTCTTTTTGTTTACCTTCTTTGTTTATGTCTAATGATCGCGCGCGCGAGGCAAGCGTGTCCGAGCAATCTTTGACCACTTCGGGGGCAAAATCGGGGGCGAAAGGGGCGGGGGGGGTGCAATGGGTTGCATCGGGGGAAGTCCGGGGGGTGCAACCGGTTGCATCGGGGAATCCCCGGGGGGTGCAACCGGTTGCATCGGGGAATCCCCGGGGGTGCAACTGGTTGCATCGGGCAATCTCCCAGGTGGGTGGTGGATTGGATGGCTCAGGCGCCGCATTATTGTTCATAAGCACCGGCCCTATTCGGATCGTGGTCGCGTAATCATACACAGCCCAGCTACTCTTGGGTTCGGGAACGGATGAAGGAGGGGGATTGGACGGGCGTCGAGCGCTATCGCCCCGTGTTCTTTCACGTAGTTTCTTATCCGACAATCGGTCGGTCGCCGGGGCTATATCCCCGACCGCAAGACGGTAAACCGGGGCCCTTCCAGGCGTGCGCTCCAACGTCAATAAACCCCCCGTTTCCAGGCTTAGAATGCAGTACCGGATGGCGCGCTTCGTCAGTCCGATGTCCCGCTCCAGCCGTTTCATATTCGGCACGGCAATGTGATCCCCGGTGTTGTCGTCACCCCGGCTCGCCTGTCTGGCGAGCGACACGAGGATAAATTTCGCGCTTGGATTCGCAATCTCTTGGCCATAAGCCCAGTTCATCGCCGCATCGCTCATTGCCGTCCCCTAGCATTGGCGCCGACGCGCGTTGAGTTCGTTGTCCCTGATGCGCTGGTTACGCGAGATTTCGATGAAAGCGGCTTGGACATCCGGGTTCATTGGAATCGACTTGTCGCCGCGCAGGTAGCGGTCGATGAAATACGCGTCGTCCACTCCGACCGTGGCGCAGGCCTCCAGGCCGCGGGCGACGAACTCGACGGGGGAGCCGAACTCGTCGGCCAGGGCGGCGGCTTTGGCCCACGAGAAGCGCTCGGCTAGCTCGGGGGCGTCGAGGATGCGGATGTTCTGCGAGGTGTAGGAAGGGTCGTCTGGGGGGGCCTGGGGGGCGTCGGACGGGTCTGGGGTGCGATCTAGCGCATGATCTGTCTCGGTCATGGGGAGGGTCCAGGGGTAAGGGGTAAATCCGGGCGCGCGAAATCCTTCCGGCGCAAAGGATTATGGCCGGTGCGGGGATTGTCGCGGCGTGGAAGTCGCACGCGAACGAACGGAACCGGGGCGCGGGGGCGTTGCTGGGGGCCATAACGCCGGCTCTTCTGCGTGCGGGGGAACGGCGAGGGCTCCAGGGGTACAATCAATCCTGGGGTGTGTCGCTGTCGCGTCGCCGGCTCTGGGACGCACTGGGGCCGGGGGATTGCAGCCGGCCCGAGACAGGGGCGAAAGGTTTGGACGAGCGGCGTTGCTGCGCAGTTCCGAAACCGGCCGCTAAACGGCGCTCTGAGCGCCCGAGCGGGCGACCCGCTACTCCCCTACCGGCCCCCCGGTCGTGAAACGCCTGCGCAAGCCGTCCGTGCGTCCCGGGAGGCATCGCGGACCCCTTCCGAGGGCTCCCCAAAGGCACCGACCGAATTTTCCGGCTTTCCGGATGTCCGTCTTTCTTGAAGGGCCCACCGGTTGCTGGTGCGCGGTGTCCAACGAGTCGTCGGCGTCATGCGGCGACCGTTGGGCCCTTCCCTCCCCTCCCCTCCCCTCTTGGTCCCCTCCCCCTCTTCGGCTTTCCCGCTTCGGCCCCTCTGCGCCCCGGTGCCTTCCGGCGTGCCCGGGAGCCGTCCGCATCCTCCCCGTCGGCAGCCTCTTCGATTCGGATCTGTCCGCACCCTGGGTGTAGGGGGCGGGCTGGGATCTTGACGCGCGGATCTGGTTTTTTTTGGGCGCGATTTCCAAGGAAGCGCGCACGCTCGCGTTTTCCGTTTTAAGGTTTTAGAGTTTTAGAGAGGTTTTTCGCCATTAAAATCAGTGGGCTACAGGGGTATATGTGGACAAATCTCCTGTTCAAAGTGGACAAATCTCCTGTTCAAAGTGGACAAATCTCCTGTTCTATGTGACATTATTTGAGCGTGTCCCTGTGGATAACTTTTAGCCTGCGGATAACCATGACTCCTGCCGATAGCTCGCTCGTCACTCAAGCAAACCAAGTTGTTGAATCGTCTTACAAATTGACGCTGGCCGAGAAGCGCCTAATCCTCGTCGTGTTGACGAAGATCGACAGCCACCCCGACAAGCCCGCGGCACGGCCGGAAACGCTGATCGAGATCGACGCAAGCGAGGTATCGGCGCATTTGCACCTGCCGCAGAGCGAGGCATATTTGATGCTCAAGGAAGCCGCGGATCGTCTGGCCGAGCGCTGGATCATTATCGACCGGCCCCACCCCAGGAAGCCGAAGATGAAGCAGACCAAGACCCGTTGGGTGTCGGCGATTTCCTACATACCGGACGAAGGCAAGGTGCTTCTGCGCTTAGCCGAGGACGTGCTTCCGTATCTCACGCATCTGGCCGGCGAGTTTGTCCGCTACAGCATCGACCAAGTCGCCGATATGTCGTCGGTTTACGCGATCCGGTTCTATGAGTTGCTGTTGCAATGGCTGGGGGAAGGTCAACGCGACGTTCCGCTTGACTGGCTGCGGGAAAAATTCGCGCTTCCCGATTCCTATAGCAACATTCGCGACTTGAAGCGCCGGGTTGTCGATCCTGCCGTAGAGCAGATCAACCTACATAGCAACCTCGAGGTTTCCTACGTACAGCGCAAGCGCGGGCGAATCGTGCAGTCGTTTCTTTTCACGTTCGGTGTCAAACAAGAACCCAAGCCGGCGCCCGCCGCCAAGCGTTCTCCCCGCACCAACAAGAAGGCGGAAACAGAAGCCCGGATAACCGCCGCGGCCAAGCCCGGCGAAACCCGCGAGCAGGTAATAGATCGGCTGGAACAGCTCCGCAAGCTCAAGGACGCCGTGAACGCCCCGGCGCCTAAGCCTTGACCAACTGCTCTGGCAAACACCCTTGCGCGGTTGTTTTGTCCCACCCGAGAACGCCCGTCTCCTGGTCGAAGCGGACAAAAACATACACGGCGTTGTGGCTACTTACGGTCCCTTGCTCGCAGTCGGGGTGGTTTACGCTGTCGGCATGGTTCGGTACATAGATCACACGCTGCCCGTCTTCGACCTCTTCGATGTTCATCGCGTGTCGGTCTTCTTCCTAGGCCCCGGCAGAATCCCCGCGCCCGCCTGCCCGACCGTGCTCGGGGCAGGTTCCGCCCGGGGGATGTCGTCGAGGGCGAACAGGTTGCCCGGGGGGATCGCGTAGGGCACCCCGTCGACCTCTATGGTGTGGCGCCGACCGATCTTTTTGGACCCCAAGGCGACCACGGTGCCGATCTTGTCGTGAAGGTACGACGCTCGGTTGGTCGTGCGGCTTCCGTAGCGGATCCGCACGCGGGTTCCTATTTCCGGCCAGCTCAGCATACCGAGACGATCCTTGGTGGAGGGGTGGGCACCACCACTTCGGCTCCCGGCCGCGGTTTCGGTTCCGGCCCGTAAACGGGAAGGGGCTTGCGCGCGGCATCCAGATGGGCGAACACCCGCTCGATCTTGAGAACGCCGGGGTCTTCGATCTCGCGCCGCTCCAGCTTGCGCAGCCACTCCAGCCCCACGTCGCTTTGCCGCCCGATCTGTGCCAGCACCGCGGATTTCGACCTCCCGTCGGCCAGCGCCGCGCGCACCGACTTATCGAGTAACTTGTACGTTCGGTGTAAGAGCGAGGACGCGGGGATCGGGGCGCGTTTTGTTGATGGCGATGCGTTCTTTCTTCTCATAATGCGCAGAATCTCTAAGATATTTGGCCGCTGGCCAACGACTAGACTGTTATCCGGCTGCATTGTACCGGGGAAAAGATTCCCGGGCGAGGACACGAGCCGTATCGAGCGCGAGAACCGTCTAAGTAGTGCGACCAGCCGTTGAGTCGAGAGTACCGGGGTCGAAAGCGAAGCCGTGTGGAAAGAGGGAACCGGAGCGACTACGCGATAGCCGCAACGTCAACGAGAATCGAACTACCCGTGCGATAGTCGTGCAGTCGAAGAGTACCGGTCTGAAGACGCGACACTCAGCCGCTCCAGCGACGCGAATCGAGGGACAAGAGCGACAGCCGTCTTTCCAGTGAGGACCGGTTCGGATGCGCGACATCCCGAAAAGGATACGTGAAAATACTGTTGTCACGGTAATGTTTTGTTGGTAGGATTTTCCCGGTGGCAGGGATGCCGCTGGCCAATGAGCCGGGTAAAATGCGAGAACCGTTGGTAAAGCGCGACAAGTCGTGTTCGATACCAGAACCGAACCAGCGATGCGATAAGTCTTGCTCGTTGTGCGAATCGTAAACAATGCGCGAAAGCTAATGACGAACGACCCCGACGACAATCCCCCGTCTCCGAGTTATGACGACCCGGTATTCTTCACGCCAGGTTGCACGGTGCTGTATCAAGAAGTCGCCTGGGTGGTCCGCCGCGTCAATGTCGGAGCGGACGGGAAGGTCTACTCGCTGAACATCGACCGGCCTGGGGTGACGACGTGCGTGGGGCCGAGTCATGTGATTAGGGTTGAGTGAGCCGACATCAACACGGGAACCGTGCCGGATATGCGAAGCCTGGGGTAACGTGGGATCTGTGTCAACAGTGCGAAGTCGGGCAAAGGGCGAGAACCGTTTCGGAAGTGCGAAGCCGTTGTCAGAGTGTGGACCGCGCCATCTGCGCGAAGTCGGGCGAATTGCGAGTACCGAATCAGAAGTGCAAGCCGCCATGTCAACGAGAACCGTGGAAGACAAGCGATCAGTCGAGTTGTGGGCGAGAACCGCGCGCGAAGTGCGATAGCCGGGTTCCGCGTATGAAGCGCGCCCGAAATGCGATAGTCGAGAAATCCGCGAGAAACCGTGCGTTTAGTGCGATAGTCGAGAAGTCAGCGGGAACCGTGCGGGGGTGCGATGAACGAGCCGAAAAGCCGGCGAGAACCTAAGACCAAATGCGAGTCGTGAAGCCGATGTGAATCGGTATAGTTGTGCGACAATCCGTAAATATAGCGAGAACCGCATCTTGAGTGAGAAGCCATGAAATTGGCGTGAACCGGAGAAGTTGTGCGATAGCCGCAAAGTATGCGAGAACCGGAAGGCCGACGCGATAGCCGGGCGGATGCGAGATACCGCAGTCGAGGTGCGAGAAGCCGTGAAGTAGGTCAGAACCGGAAAACGAACGCGATAGCCGTTCCGTCTGTGGGAACTGTACGTGCGGTGCGATAGCCGCGTAGATCGCTAGAACCGAAGCAAGCGCGCATTAGGTCAATAGCCGTATGAAATGTGAAAACCGGGCCGCGCGTGCGACGAGCCGACAGACTAGCAAGAACCGAAAACGATGCGCGATCAGCCGCTTGTCCAGCCTGAACCGTATGAAGAATGCGACCAGCCGCAATGCTGACGAGAGCCGCGAACCCTGCGCGAGAAGCCGCTAAGAAAGAGTGAACCGTGCCGTCAATGCGATCAGTCGTAATTGACGTGAGAACCGTACAACCTGCGCGCGAAGCCGCAACATGAGTCTGAACCGTGACAATAAAGCGAGAGCAACAAACAATGAATGAAGCAAGTGCGATACCGAGCGACGACAGCGAAAAAGACGGCAAGAAGTTCAAGAAGAAAGAACTCAAGGAGCAGTTGGCCAAGAAGGCAAAGGAGATCAAAGAGCAGACCAAGGAAATGCTGGAGCAGGAGAAGCCGCCCGAACAGTTGCAGCCGATGATCCGGCTGAACAAAGACGGGGTTGCCGCCCTGTTGGCCGGGCAATCCGGGGGGCCGATGCCGTCGGCGGGGGTTGCCGGGGCGTCGAATATCTCCGAGGCGCGCATCCTGGTCGATCTGTATTACGCGATGCAGGAGTACCGCAAGGGCTTCGACAATCAGGTGGGGGCCATCGAGCGGGGGGCCGATCAGGCGACCACGCACGTCAGCGCAGACTTCATCGGCACCCAAATCGACGTGCTGGAGAGCAACGCCAAGCTGTTCCTCGAGGTGTTCGCGTCCTCGCATCCCATGTGGGGCTGGTTTAAGGCCGTGCATGGGATCGGTCCCGTGCTCGCCGCCGGGCTCATTGCCCACTTCGGAAGCCGCGCCCTCCCGCCCACGGTGGGCCATTGGTGGCGATTCGCAGGCCTCGATCCCAGCCAACGATGGTTGAAAGCCGATGCGCTGTCCGACCTGTGGAACGAGCAGGAAGGCGACATCGACCAGCGGACCCGCAACGTCGCGGCCATTGTGGGCCGCTCGCCCGACACGGTGATTCGGGATGCGACCGTCGATTTTAAGACCGGGGAGACCAAGCCGCTGACCCGGGCGGGAGCGCTCAAATCGTTGGCGCGGATTCCGTTCAATCGGCCATTGAAGACCCTTTGTTGGAAGGTCGGAGATCAATTCGTGAAGCTGGGGGCCAGAGAGGACGCCTTTTATGCTCGGTATTACCGCAACCGCAAAGCCCAAGAGATCGCCCGCAATGAGGCCGGCGAGCGTGCCGCATTGGCTGCGAAGACCTTATCTGAAAAACCGAGCCATGCGCAACGGGCGACCTATGCGGACGGGCGCTTACCGGACGGGCGGGTAGACTTAATGGCGAGACGGGCGACCGTCAAGTTGTTTCTCTCTCATTTGCATGAAGTGTGGTGGAGGGTCGAGCATGACGGAGAAATGCCGCCGAAGCCATTCTCTGTAAGCATTCAGGGTCATGCACATTACATACCGCCACCACACTTGGATGCCGTAGGGCTGGAATAGAGAGTCGTACAGCGCGCGAGAATCGACGCCAGAGTGCGAGCCTGGCGAGAGGTCTGAACCGAATCGAACGCGCGACAAGTCGAGTAGTACGCGAGAACCGTATGCCAAGCGCGAGAAGCCTGGATTTTGGCGAGAACCGTACCAAGCACGCGATAGCCGTCTTGGAGGCGAGAACCTGACAAATAGTGCGATAAGTCGGGCCTTTTGTGGGAACCGTATAAACGGCGCGACCAGCCGCAGCTCCAACAAGAACCGTCCCGCCCGTGCGATAGCCGTGGGATCTATGTGAACCGGGCGAAAGGAGCGACAAGCCGAATTCCAGGCGTGAACCGAATGCGAAGCGCGACAAGTCGTGAATACTGCGTGAGCCGTACAAGAGGCGCGACCAGTCGAAAACCAAACGTGAACCGAAACCGATACGCGATTAGCCGTATTGGCTGTGGGAATCTACACCGTGGCGCGATAGCCGGGCCTTTGGCGAGAACCGTATTCGCAACGCGAGAAGCCGCACAGTTCGCGTGAACCCCTTGTCTGGTGCGACAAGCCGTGAAGCTAGTGAGAACCGAACACTGAGTGCGAGAAGCCGTGAAGCGTGCGAGAACCGTCAATCTAACGCGAGAAGCCGTGAACCGTGAGTGAATCGTCACGCGAACGCGATAAGTCGAGCAGGCGACGAGAACCGAGTAGCGGACGCGATAGCCGTGATAAAAGCGGAGAACCCGAACACCAAACGCGATAGCCGCGGACTCGGCGTGAACCGAGCAGTTCGCGCGATGAATGATCCGGGATGAAGGCGAGTACCGTTGAGGTAGCGACCAGCCGTGAAAGCCAAGAGAACCGTCGCGGATATGCGAGAAGCCGCGAAGAAGACGTGAACCGAAAGCGTAGTGCGAGAAGCCGCGAAGAAGACGTGAACCTAAGGCGTAGTGCGATAAGCCTCACGTATACGAGAACCGTGGAGGCGTGCGATGAAAGAGCCGTGAATTACGTTAGAATCGTAGCCGTCGCGCGATGAGTCGAGAAAATAGCGAAAACCGTTTCTAGAGTGCGATGAGTCCAGAAAAGAGTGAGAAACCGCCGGAATAGTGCGATCCGCGCCAAACGCGAAAGCCGGGCCTAGTGTGAATAGCCCGTAGAGATATGAGAAACCGAGAGAATTGAGCGAGTCTTGAGGGTACACGAAGCGAACTACGCGTGCGATAAGCCGGAAGTAAAGCCAGAACCGATTCTCGCGTGCGACCAGCCGTGGGAGTAAGTGTAACCGTCGGGCCGGCGCGACCAGCCGTTAATCAGGTGGGAACCGTCTATAAAGTGCGAGAAGCCGCGGATCGTGTTTGAACCGACTGGGCCATGCGAGAAGCCGCGCGGTTCGCGAGAACCGAAATGAAGGCGCGACAAGCCGACGAACTAACACGAACCGTTATCGGGGTGCGACCAGCCAATTGAACTGGCGAGAACCGCGTGGGTGATGCGAGAAGCCGTGACAGGCATTTGAACCGTGTAGGTAATGCGACCAGCCGCCTAACTGGCGAGAACCGTAAGAAAAACGCGACCAGCCGTGTCTAATGAGTGAATCGTGCCGATGGTGCGAGAAGCCTTCAACCCAGTGTGAATCGGAAGAACTGTGCGACCAGCCGTCAGTTCAGCGAGAATCTGAGTTGGAGTGCGATAAGCCGGCAGACAGAGCGAACCGGAATAAGGAGCGAAGCCGTATGATCACGCGTGCCGACCCAAAGCGCGATCAGTCGAGATAGCCAAGAGAACCGGTGAAGTCGCGCGATGGAGTACCCTACTCTTTGCCGCAGGGATGCGGCACCACTCGGCGATCAGAGTTCTACGATGATAAAGCTCAAGAAACTGAACAAAGAGAAGTGGGAAGCAATCGAATACCTCACGATTTGGCAGTTCGCTTGTATTGCCAACGACGTGGAGCCGCCGGAGTCGTTAGAGGAATTCCTGGACTCGTATGCCGGGTTCGTGCATATCGGGGTCTTGTTTATGATGCTCTCTATTGCAGAGAAAGCCGGTCAATTCGAGATTATAAAAAACCCCGACGAGCCGGATAAGAAGGTTGTTCACTGAGCGGGCGATACCGGAATGAGCCAAGACTTGATCGTTGTGCAGAAAGGCGACCCGTGGGAGCCCCCGGCGATCATCTACGATCTGCCGGCCGAGCAGTATTTCGGCATCGAAGCGGCCAGCTCGCATTTGTTGTCCGCGATGGTGCGGCAATCCCCGCTGCACGCGAAGACCGAGAAGCCGCCGACCAAGGCCAAAGACCTGGGGTCGCTGGCCCACCTGATGATCCTGGAGCCCGACCGGGCGGCGACGGACGTGCAGGTTAAGCCGCGCAATGCCGACCGTGCGAGCAATGCCGGGAAGCGGGCGCTGGTGGGGTGGATGCTGGAGATATTGAAATGTCCCGAGCCGGCGACGACCCCGGGGCTTGCGCCGGGCAAGGCGCTGGACGAAATGCTCGCGGTGCTGGAGCCCATGCTTGCAACGTCCGATGCGTTCGTGGCGACCCAGCAAACATTCGAGACGGCGCAGCGGATGCGCGATTCGGTATTTGCCAAGGCGATTGGGCGGGCTATCTTTGAAGACGGGAAAGCGGAAGTGACGATGCTCGCCAAAGATCCGGAGACCGGCGTGCTGTGCCGGATCAGGGCGGATTGGATGCCCGATGGCCACTGGTTGATGGTGGATCTGAAATCGGCGGCGAGCGTGTGTTACGACGAGTTTGCCAAGGCGGCGGGGAAATATAACTACCATATCCAAGCCGCGTTTTATCGGCATGTGGAAGCGCTGGTCAGCGGCGTCTTGAAGAAAAAATTCCTGCATGTGGTGGTAGAAAACGTCGAGCCGTTCGACTGTGCATTCTACGAGCTGGACGAGGTTGCTCTGGATCACGGGACGCGGCGCTACGAACAGGGACTCGATTTATATGCCCGCTGTATGTTGGCGGGATATTTCCCGGGGGTGCAATGGGATTGGGGGGTCAACGATTACCGGATCGAGTCGCTGCAATTGCCCAAGTGGGCGCTGTAGCGCGCCGGGACCATTCTTCACTTTGCGAGAGCACCCAAGCCCATGCCCAACGAAATGGCAACGATTCAGTCGTCGAACGAAATGACGCTGGTCTCCCGGCCGCAACCCGTCAACATTTTCGGTACACCGGAGAATTTCGCCTTTGCCGCCCGGATGGCCAAAGCCTTCACCAGTTCGGCCTTGGTGCCTAAGCACTACCGGGGCGAGGAAAACCTGGGGAGCGTCCTGATCGCAATCGACCTGGCGAACCGGCTGGACGTGTCCCCGCTCATGGTCATGCAAAATATGTCCCCTATCGAGGGCAAGCCGGCCTGGAGTTCCAAGTTCCTGATCGCGGCCGTGAACGCGAGCGGGCGCTTTACCCCGTTGCGGTTCAAATTCGAGCGGGACGAGAAGCCGCACGACGTGGAGTGGACCGACTACGTGTGGGGCGACGGGAAGCGCCCGACGCCCACGAAGAAGGTGGCGAAGGACATTTTGAACCGACGGTGCCGCGCCTACGCGACGGATCTGCGCACCGGCCTGGAGTTGGAAGGGCCGGAAGTCTCCATCGTCATGGCCATCCAAGAGCGATGGTATTTCCGCAATGGGTCCAAATGGCCCACGATGGGCGAGCTGATGCTGAGCTACCGGGCCGCGAGCCTTTGGACCGGCATCTTCGCGCCCGAGCAGACGATGGGGTTGCCCACGGCAGACGATGCGGCCGACGCGATCGATGTCACGCCCGAGCGGGTGATGGAGACGAAGGAACCGGAAGTGGCCAGCGGATTGGACTCGCTGTCGGCGCGGGCCCGCGAACTGCGCGAGAAGGAGACGGACGCAGGGCCCACCGAGCCCGAGCCCACCCCCGCGCCCAAGGAAGCCAAGAAAGCGCCCGAGGACGATGCCGATGCGGATGTGTCGGGCGAATGGCCCCGCGCCGCGCCCAATGGCGTGCTCTACGACGCCCGCGGCGTAACGCATATCCCCGGCTGTCACTCGGGCGGAAAGACCTGTAACCGGGACGGGTCTTGGCGGCTGCGTAAGGGAGTGGCCGAAGTGGCGGCGAACGCGATGGAAGCCCGCTACCCGAGAGTCGACCCGAAGAGCCTCGAGGCCCCTCCCCCGCCGGATGACGAACCCGGCGAGGCGTTCGCGGCGCCAACAAAAGGCGGGGACAATGACGGCCCCAGTTACGACGACGCCCTAGAGTGGATCGCGTCGGCCGATACCACCGAAGAAGTCGACGGGGGTCTGGACGCGGCGCGCGATCTGGATCTTAGCGAGGGACAGCGGGCGGATCTCGTGGAGTATGCCGAGAAGCGCCGGGCGGAATTGATGAGGTAGGAAGTCGTCGCGGTTGCGAGAACCGAGACTTGCGTGCGAGAAGCCTTGCGAGAAGCGAGAACCGCTAACGACGTGCGACAAGCCGTCCGAAAGACAAGAACCGTCCCGCGAGTGCGATGCTAACCGGGTGGGCCGCAGGGCCCACCCTCCCCTTTTAGTAATGCGCCGCCGGAGGAACCGGGCCCGGGTCTTCGGTGCCGGGCAGCAACTCCGGGTCGGGCTGGGGCTCGCCTTCTCCACCTTCCCCACCTTCCCCGGGCAGCGAATGGGCCGAGACGGCTTCCGCAAGCACCTGAGTTTGCGCGTCGAGCGCATCGCGTAGGGCCGTGAGTGCGGCCGGATCGTTCTCGGCAATCGCTTCGTCGAGCTTGTCGCGGATGCCGGTGATGAGGGTAACCGCCGAGTCGATGGCGCCGCGATTTTCTTCCACTTCCGCGCGCAGACTGTCGAGTAGCTGGGACATAGTATGTGTTCGCTCCAAGAGAATATCGAGTTGGGCCGTCATTGTAGAGTCCGGTTGGACGAAGACCCGCACTTCTACGAGAGGCATTGGGTTAGACCTTTGTGTGTCGCCGGAAGAATAGCATCAAACTGCCTGGGTGGTGACGAACGCGGCGGTTACCCGGTAGATCCGATCCGGCCACTGTGAAACCGCTTCGACCTGGACCAGTTCTTCGACCTCCAGGCCCCCCTCGCTTTGGGACCGGTCGAACATCACGGCGAAGGTGACCGCATTGCCGATGGTCAACGTCCGCTCGGGATCGGCCGGATCGTTGAACAACACCTTGAGCGCTTGCAGTTCCTCCAGGTTGAAGAGCCCGCAATAGCCGTCGGAGATTTGGCCGGTCTGGATGACGATGCGCCGCCCGGAGAGCATCGTACTCTGCTCGATTAGGAGCGCGCCGGTTAGAAGTTGGGTGTGTTCCTGCATCAAGGGCGAAAAGCCATGCCGGTTGTTCCAAACCACCCCCTGCGGAAAGGTGAAGTCGTCGAGCGTTACCATAATTTTTAGAACACTTCGATTTCGATGGAAGGAAGTTCGGGGCCTAGGTCTTGGATCCGCCCATCCTTCACCCAGACCGGTGTGCCGAGCGAGAGGGCGAGCGCTTCGTTCGCGCGCACCCGCAGGGTTCCCCCGCCGATGGGCTGGACGGTGACCGTGCCGTCGCCATGCAGTATAGACACCGCGCCCAGCAGCAGCGGGAACTCGGGGAGGATGCGTTTCCATGCGGCCCACTGGTTGGAAGTTTCCTCGCCGATGGTGACCGTTTGCTTGACCGAGAGCTTGCCGCCGGAGTTGGTGACGGCGATGCCGACCGAGTTGGCGATGCCGCGATGGTCGTCCCCGCCCAGCTCCACCGAGATTAGTTGACCGATTTCGACCAATGGGAAGTGCGCGCCGCCCAGCGGAAGCTCGAACGTGCGAACCTGGGGCTGGCGTTCTTGGGCCGCGAGCAACCGGGAGCCGAAGAGTCGGGCCCCGTCCGTGTGGGTGACGAGCGGGGAGATTCCGGTTTCGGGGATGTGGTGGTCGCCGGCCGTGCCGGAGCGCCAGACGCGCGCGAGCATTCCGCCAACCTCCTGCCCGTGGACGTAGACGGCATTGGCTTGGGCGGGGAAGCTGGTCGCGAGCGAGAGCACGCGCAACGCCGCATCGGGCACAACCAGATCGGGATCGGTTTCGTCGTAGTGCCAGGGCAGGACCGGATAGCGCGGCTGCACAACCAGCACCCGCTCGGCCGGCTGCGGGATGACCACGAGCCCCACGCTGAGCGCCGCTTGATGGATCGCTTGAATCGGGGATTGGTTTTGCCAGCCGTAGGCGCCGGCCGGGATCAGCCAATCGGGGGTGCCGGGAGCGAACTCCAGGGACCACGGGGAGCCGAACGGAATGGACTCGGCCATTGCCTGTTGGATGGTGCGGTCGAATGCGGTGGACCCGGACGTGGCTTCTTGGGCGGGGGTGGCCAGCTCGGCGGATAGTCCGCGGCCCGACACGCGCACGGTGCGCCGGTTGAATGCCCGGTCGTGACCCCATTCCTCCACCACAAGGTGCCAAATTCGGTCGTCGATGCGGGCCTCGAGGATGACCGGCTCGCCCAACGCCGACGGCATGACGGCCTCGAGCGCATCGGCCCCGCCGATGGACCCGCTCCAGGCATAGGACCAGGAGTCGCAGTCGAGCGAGATCCCGAGAGAGACCGGTGCAACGGGCAAGCGGTCGCTCAGGCGGACCAGCTCAATGTCGTGGAACACGATATAGCTCCTGCGGCGCGGGATCGTAAAGGGTTCGCGAAGGCTGAAATCGCACCCGAGAACGCCCAGGTCGAGCCGGGCGCCGGGCGGGAGCGGATAGCCGAGGCAGAGGCGTGCGCTCCAGGTCGGTTCCCAGGGACCGGGGGGTTCGACTACCGGGAGACGGGCGACGTACAGGATGAGCCCCGCGTCCCTCCAGGTCGGCAGACGGGCGACCAGCAGCGGGAGGCCTGCGGCAAAGCGAAAGCGCAGCGAGTCCTGGACCCGGCCCGCATCGCGCCATCCGTGCAACGCCCGGCCTGCGCGCCCCGGGTTGATGCGCCGCGGGTACTCTCCGGGGAAATCGACTGCGTTCCAGGGCGGCGGATAGTCGAGATACCGGAACAGATTGAAATCGTTTGGACCAATCAGGAGCGGCAGGGGCTCGTCGAAGTGCGGGGACTTGGGCTTCCAGCTCGCCGCCGGGCCGACCCGCTCCCCTCGCCCACCCTGCCAGCGCCCGAGGCGCGCGGCCTGCGCCCGTGCCGCCCCCGTCCAGCCTACCGGCGCCCGCCCGGCCACCGGCTTGCCGTCTCGCCAGGGCGCCGCCGCGGACCCGGCAGACGCCGGAACGGATCGCCAGCCGGGGCGTTCGTGCCGCGTTGCAGCCGTCGCGTCTCGCCAGGGCGCGGGAGACGCGCCAACCGCTCCTGGAGCCTCCACGAACCGGATCGCGTGGGCGGCGTCCGTGGCCAGGGCTTCGCGCCAGGATGCAGGCGAACGCCCGACGGTATCGCTGAGCAGGTTGGGATCGTAGGAGACGGCGACGATGGCCCGCGGGGAGCTGGTCCGGGCGACCACCTCCACGCGGCGCACGTCGAAGACCTTGCCTGCAAACTGGGGGGCACGGGTCTGGGCGGATATCGCCAGCGGGAGGATCTGCCCGACGATGGCCGCGAGGCGCGGTGCACGAGTGCGACCGGAGATCGCCAGCGAGCGGTTGTTGGTGGGCTCTTCCCCGGTCCCTCCGAGGTTCAGTCTGGGATTGCCGATGGCCCCTTTGAGATCGAGTGCCGCCGAGACTGGCGGTTGTCCGCCTTCCGACTCGGCCTCGAAATAAACCCAGCCTTCCGCTATCTCGTAACCTGTCGCAAGATCGAAGTCTACGGCATCGAATAGCGGAGAAGAGTACGACACGCTAACTCATCGGTCGGGGAAGACTACAGCCGGGGGCGTGAAGTTTGCCGTATACCGGGCTACACCCTTGGTAATTCTTACTTCGTCAATGTTTCCAAAGAATTTATGCGAAGGATTTGTATCGTCTGCCCCGATAACCGCTCTACCGCCACCGGGAATACCGATGGCATTCGCATAAGTAACATTTCCTAGAGGAACGCCGTCTTGGTAATAGGTAATAACCGAACCAGAACGCACCCAGGCAACGTGCGTCCACGTCGTTAATGGGAGTGGAGTCCCGGTCGCCGTTAGCAAATTACCACCACCGATGAACGTAACGGAGGCGCCAGAGCCATCGAATCCAAGCAAGAACGGATATCCGCGCGCGGATACCCAATCCCCGAAAACGCACCGATATGAGCTTCCAGGCTTCGCAAAAACGAACGCTTCAAACGTGAAATCTCCAGGGAAGTAAAAATCAACGCTCGTCCCGGTATAAATACAGCCACCCGTCCCGTTTAAGTCGAGAGACGAGCTTCCTTGCTTCTTAATGCCAGTAACATGCTTTGCAGTTCCGACAGTCGTAAGGGCGCCTCCTTTTGTAGCCGTAAATACCGCCGAGTCGTTTGCCCCTTCCATATGGCACAACAGAACGACATTGGCGAAGTATGGATCTGCCCCAGGGTCGGCCTCAAGGAACGCCGCAGTCGGAGGCGTAAAGTTTGCGGTGTAACGTGCAAGTCCTTTGGTGATTCTTATTTCGTCGAGATAGCCATGGAAGCCTCCCAAAATTTCTCCGTTATACAGGCATCCGCCAATTCGAGACACCGAAGACGATAAACTACCGGAGGTAGTCCCCGTTGCGTCCAATACCCCGTCGAGAAATAACCGGCGCGCAGTCCCTTGGCGGGTCAATGCAAAGTGGTGCCAAGCGTTAAGCGTAACCGTCGTCGCGCCAAGAAGTTCCCCGTCCCCGTTTCTAAACGCATAAAGTTTGTTGCTATTATCTTCTTTGAAGCCAAGAAGAAAGCGATTGGTGAAATCCGTTGCGGAATCGTATTGGCTATAAATGTATCTGCCCCATGCCACGCTCGAAGAGTAACTAATCGGGAAAAACCACCCCTCAATCGTATAATCCTCGGAAGCAATAAGCGAAACCCCTGCACCAATAGCGTCCCCATCTCCGTCGAAATAAGCGGATGCCGTTCCGAACTTCTTTTGCGCAGTTACCTGTTTAGCATTGCCTGCAACGGCTATCGTTTTTCCTTTAACGTCTACGAATGCTGTGGACTGGTCGGCCCCGTCCATATGCAGCAATAACACCACCTTGGCCCAATGCTCATCGTAGGCTATTGCCATCACTTCGACATGCGGCTCAATCCGCCCATGAACGAGCGGCCTGACCCCATCCCCGTAATCGCAAACGACAAGGTAAGTCTCCCCAGCCTTCATCACCAGCCCAAGGTTATCCTCGAACTTGTAATAGCCGTTAACTGCACTGGCGATAACCTTCGCCCGAAACTCCAGATCCGCATAGTTGTGAAGCGAAACAACCGCGGCGACTGGTTCTCCGTTTAACCGGGCAACGCCTTCGATGGTGTAAATGTTGCCCGCGAATCCTCCGAGCCCGACCCAGTTGCCCGTAACCGTATTCCAAACTTGCGGCGAATAGCTCATACCGGCATCACTCGCTTACCGATGAGAAGGTCGTTGTATTTATCTTCGGAGTCGAGCAGGAGCACGTTATGTTCTACTGCCGGGACGAACATCGAATAGCGGCCTTGCACATCGCTTTGTGCAGTGGTAATAAACTCCCCAGCACGAGAAATCGCCTGCACGGTGCGGATTGCTGGATCTCCTTTAGCGTCTCGGATGCAGTCTATACCGGAACCGGAGTTTGCTATCGTTCCCATCAAACTTCCGGGAACGGGGAAGTTAGCCGTATGCAAAGCCACATCTTGAACAATAAAAAAATCCTGTAAATAGCCTGCATACCCCCTACCTCCAAAATTTGCATCGCCTGAAATATAAAACGATGTGGAAAGATCAACAATGGTTATGGAACTAGTCAGTGACGCTACAGACACCCCATCAAGCCATAACGACCATAAATTATTATCCCCCCGAGACACTTCAATATAATGCCAAGCCCCATCTGCCACGTTCCCGGAAGAAGCGGCGAGCATTGGCACGGAATCGTTATAATCCGACACATACAATTGAAGTCTTCCGTTAGAAGCTCCAGGGTTAAAAAATAGCGCCCAAGCTCCAGAAGTAAAACTATAAGACGAAGGCTGGGTCATAAGGCAGGTATAATGGGTAGCGGAAGTCGTTTTAACCCATAATCCAATAGTAAATTTTTTGTTGCCTAACTTGATGCTCTTCGTGGTAGCCAAATAAGAAGTGCTTCCGTTAAAGTACCCGCTACTGCCGTAAAACTTAGATTGATCCGTTTTTATACTGGCTCCCCCATAGCCAATAACCGGGCTCTTAGCGAGAGAGTATTCTTTGAAGACGGTGCCATTGTTCGCCCCATTCATCGGCAATAACAGAACGCATTTATCGTAACTTGCGATTGCCATCGGCGCTTACCCCTCTGCAATAACCTGCGAAGTAATCGCCGCGAGGGCGCCCTGCACGAAGCTGGCGTTTTCCACAATGATCGCCGCCCCCGACCCGGCCACGCCCACATCTGCATCGGAAACCACGGCACCGACCGAGTCCAGATAGCGGCCCCAGACCGGGCTACCGGCCGCGAGGATCATAGCCGGAGCCGGGATCGCGCCGGTCCATACCCCGTCCTCTGCAACCCCGCTCGGGTCGGGCAACTCGAATTCGCAGAGTTTGACCTGGGCGCCGACTGCGGTGTCCGGGGAAGCCGGGCGCGCCGAGGTGTAGAGCCGGAGTTTCCCCCCGTTGAGCCATATGGAATGCTGGACGGCGCGGATCTGGCGCCGGGCGCTGGCAAAAGCAACGAGATCGCTCATTCGCCTTCGGCCGGCAGCTCGGCATCGTGCGCCACCATGTTGGCCCAAGCGAAGCTGAACAAGGCGACGAACAGCTCTTGGTAGGTCAACGTCGGATTGCCCGGCAGCGGCTCGTTGGTTTCCGGGTTCAACAGCGGAAATGACGCGCCCATATCGGCCGGGCGCCGCACAACGAATTCGTCGAGAAACACGGGGGCTTGCGGTTCGTCGCCAATGAACATCGCTTTTTCGCGGCGTTGCAGCAACGAGAAATTCCCGCCGATGGGATACTCGAAATACATGCTACAGGTGCGCACGTAGCTCTTGGCCGGTTGCGCGGCGATGGCTTGCTCGTCGTATTCGGTCATGATTGAACCTCAGTGAATTACCAGGACGCCAAGGCGGCGCGTTTCCAGACGTTCGGCGCCACGCAAGTATAGAAAAAATCGGAGTCGAAACAGGTCTCGCCGGTCAGACCAGGTGCGGTCGCACTCGCTGGAGTGCGCGCCGTATCGGAAAGCCTTAGCTTATTGCTGGACGACTTGATTAACAGCGTACCGTCGGAGGCAACGATAAAGCTCGCATAAAAACCCGTGCTATAGCCTATCCGCAGTTGCTCGCTTGTGCTGATAACGTGTAGCTTTGCACTAAGGGTTGTTGTGCCTATCGCTAACGTGCCATTGATATAATTAGATGCTGTACCTGACATATACAGGTTCCAGCGATTAGCGGCAGCGGGTATGTTTCCATAGAAACCATAGTTATTAGTTGCTCCAATTAAAGAAGCCTCTACATTATACCCATATTGATTCGTTACGGTAGCTGCCGCTCCTATAGTACCTTGAGATGCAAAGAAATGAGTTAAGTTAGTTGTAAATACAACATCTTGAACGCCTAATTGCGATCTAACTCCATAGCCTGCTGATATTGCATCAGATTGAACGACACTGTTAATATATATAGCATAGGCAGAAGATGCTCCGTTAATTATTTTATCTATATAAAGGCGAGCTATAGCCGCAGGAGTAGCACCTATAGTTAGATTACTATTTGTAATAAGACGCAAACCTGAACTACTTAAGATAGTATTACCAGCACTATCTACCGTAAAACTCGCATACTTCGTCGCGTCATAGCCTAAGCGTAGTTGTTCGGTAGTAGCTGTTACGTGCAGCTTGGCAGAGATCGTGGTGCTACCGATGCCTAGCGTTCCTGCCATATAGTTAGGTGCAGTGCCGGCAGCATAGAAGTTCCAGTTATTATTAGGGCCAATAGGAAGTTGGCTTGAAAAACCATAGTTTGTTAGAGCGCCAACAATGTTAGAAAAGGCAACATATCCTTGTTGACTGGTTACTATAGATCCGACCCCTATTGTACCCTGCGATGCAGCATAGTGTACTAATCCGGTTAATGTAAAGACATCTGCTACTGTACCCAATGCTGTCCTACACGCATACATAGCCGCAGTTACGTCTGCTTGTACTGTACTAGCTAAATAGACTAAATTTATATTAGAAGCGCCAGTAACATTTCTTTGAACGGTTAAAGCCGAATAAGGAGATGCAAAATTAATAGTTCCAATTGTTGCTCTGGCATTAAATACGATATTCGACTGCGCGTAACAAGTTAGTTTTCCTTCATTGTCTACCGCAAAACTCGCATACTTATCCGCGTCATACCCTAACCTTAACTGCTCCGTTATCCCTGTAACCTTCGCTAACCCGGTAAAGTTAGGCGACTCTAGCGGCGCGTAATAGCTCCCCTGCTGCCCGTCCAGCAGGTCGGCATCGAGCCCGGAGTCAGGCCCGTCGACCCCGAGCAATTTCGACAACACATCCGCCGCGGTGTAGAGCGCGGATTCGAGCTTGGCGGCCAGCGCCGCCGGAAGCGCGGCCATCAGCGCCCGCTCGGCGGCGGTCAAAATCTTCGCCGTTGCAGTCTCGACCAGGACCGAGACCTCCGCGCCAGGCTGCACGGAAGAGTCGGCCAGGGCGCCCTGCTCCGTGGTCGCTTTGCCATTGAGGGCGGTCTGTTGAGCCGTCGAGACGGGCTTAGATGCGTCGGCGGTATTGTCGACGCTGGCGAGGCCGACCATCGCTTTGGTAATTCCGCCAACGGTCCCGGTGAACGTGGGGCTCGCCAACGGGGCTTTGAGCGCAATCGCTGTTGCTTGCGCAGTGGAGACGGGCTTTCCCGCATCGGTCGTGTTGTCGACGTTGCTCAGGCCGACCATGGCTTTCGTAATGCCGGCGACGGTCCCAGTGAACGTCGGGCTGGCAATGTTCGCCTTGAGCGCCAACGCCGCAGGCTGTACCGCAGAGCTGGCTAGGGCGCCCTGGGCAATGCTGGCCTTTAGATCCAACGCGGCCTGTTGGGCGACGGACACGGGCTTTGCGGTATCGGGAGTGTTGTCGACGCTGGCAAGACCCACCATAGCTTTGGTGATACCGCCAACGGTCCCGGTGAACGTGGGGCTATCGAGGCTCGCCTTGAGATCGAGCGCCTCCTGCAATCCAGCGACATGACCAAGGGCATGGCCGTGCAATGCCGCGGCCTTTCCGGCGAGTCCTTCAATGAGCCCGACGATATCCTCCAGGGCGTGCAGATGCTCCAGAGCGGCCTTTTCCGCCAATGCCGCATCGAGTACGCCCGGCTGTACCGCCGAGTCGGCCAATTCTCCCTGCGCGCCCGTGGCGAATCCCGTCTCGGGGAAGATCCCAGGGGGGCCTTGCAGGCCGGTGACGACGACAATGCGCGGTCCGCCTACAGAGACGACGACACGATTAACCGACATGAGTCTGGTCCTTTATGACGTTCAAATAAACCGTCTCGGTCGACATCACGGTGCCGTCGGCGTAGCGCATTTCCAGATCGAAACTATGCAAGCCCACCGGGAACAGCGCCGTTGCCGCGGCGCTTACGCGCAGATCCACCCTCCCGGCAAGCCCGTCGATTTCGAGTACGCCAGTCTCCGATGGTTCGTCGCCGATATCGAGCAGCAAAGCGTCGGTGACGAACTCGCGCAATTGCAGCCGGGCACGACAGCCGGAAAGGTCCAACGCGGGACCGGTTTCGGATTCCTGATGCCACCAGAACTGCTGGAGCCAGGTATCGCCGCGTATGATCGAAATGGCTGGATTTCTCATTACTATGGCATCGGTTCTGGGGTGATGTAGTCTGCAATGGCGGCATTCACTGGTTGTCCCGTATCGTCGAAAGCGACGACGAAATAGCCTCCTAATTTGTATGCGATACAATCGAACGTATAAGCGCCGTCTGTATTGCTCACAGTCTCGGCAATTAAAATCCCGCTACGACGGGAATACAAGCAAACGCGATAAGCGCCGGCTAGACCGAGGCGCGAGACGTGCTCGGAAATTCTGTAACGCCCACTCTCGTTTCCCATTGGAAGCAAAACCGAAACGCCTTCGATGAGTACGTGGCTCATTGCCATGGACCCTCGATCTGAATAACGGCCTTCCCTATATATTGGGAATTGCTGTCTTCGACATACGCGTCTATAAACATCCCGGCCAGTCCGTTTGGCAAGATAATGGTTGACTTGTGCGAAGGTAACACCGATTTGTTTTGGTAAGGTTGAAGTATTCCACGCAACCACCCGTAAATTACTCCAGCCTTAAGATATGGTTTTAGAAATACAAGCGTAGAACCTGGAAGAGTCGTTGTTGGCCCTCCAATACCCCAAAACCCAGTGACAAAAGAGGCTAAACCACTTGCCAAAAATCCAGCAACACCAGAAAAAGACCGAGCACGATAAATTTTCGAGTCAACAGTCCCCAAAACCGCCTGCACGTCGTTAAACAAATAAGCGTTCCATGTATCCCCTACAATCAGCGACGCATGATCTCCAAAAGAAAACGTAGTCAGACCGAGCCGACCAAAATTCCAGTACCTTCCCCAGAAGAGATAAACGGTTTTGTCGTCGGCAACTAGAATCCAGGGAGCCGCAGCACCCGAATTCAAGTTCTTATCCACGACACCTGCCGAGGCAGCCAGGGTTCCTGAATCTATTCCCGTCATTGCCTCGTACATCGTCGGAGTAAATTGCGTGCTAGTTTCCTCGAAACGGTAATACAAACGTGGACCCCCGATACTCGCAGACCGATAAACGCCCTTGGCTGTTCCCGTATAGACCAACTCCCACCCGGCAGGAGCACGTTTGACCGTGATCGTCCCGGTTGCCGTTTGATCGGAAACCCCTGGCGTTAGAAACGTAAAATGCGTCGAGTCAGGAACCGACGCAACCCGAAAGCGTCCGCTGAGAGCCGCAGGGGTCGCCCCAGTCACTATTACGACCGGCCCCGTTGTCCCCACCATTGCGAGCCCGTGCCCTCCGCTAACGGTTGCTGTCGCCACACCGGAAGATACAACAAGGCTACCGATAACAACCGATCCGAATCCAGTGACTAGACAGGCTGAAATCATAGCCTTTACTGTCTCTGCACCAGAAACAATTGGCGGAGCGCCAGTCATCGTAGAATCGAAATAGCATACGGTTGTGTCTATCACGATTGCGCGCCCATAATTTCTAAGTCTATAGCCATATCGGTTACTCGTACCCTAGGCGTCTACATTACCGATCAAGAGCAATTCGACCCGGTCTACAAGCCCCGACGGATCGCCCGGCTGAATCGCCCGCACCGCATCGAGCGGATAGCACGCCCCCGCGATTGTGAAGCGCAGACAGTTGCCGGTCGCCCACCCGATGCCCCACCCGCGATAGTCGATGGTGAAATAGGGCTTGCCGGTGAGTTGGTTGACCGGCGCGCAGTCCTGGCTGACGGTCCCGATCCCGATCACACCCAGATTTTCGCCGACAACTCTAAAGTCCGTGGCGCTGGTGAACTGCACCAGGAACCGATCCGGATAGGCGCTTTCGTTGGTGACCTTGAGCGGGTAGATGGCGTTGTTGTACTGCGCCAGCGGGGCCGATCCGATCAAGCTATCGGACCAGGCAGAGGTCCAGGTCGCTTGCGCGAAGAGCCCCACCACCCGGGCCTGGAGCGTGCCGATGTAGAGCACGCCCGAGAGGTACGTTTCGCCGGCCGGGTAATTGTGCGTCAAGGGGCCCAGCAGGGTGACCGACCCATTGATGTCGGCGCTTCGGATGCGGCGCAGATCGGCCACGGTGTGCCGAATCGCGTAAGGGGCAACCAACCCGGTCAGCGGCAGCGGGTTCGCCATCGTCACAACCCCCAGCTCCCGGTTGACGGTGTAGAGGTCCGCCGGAAGCCGCACGCCCGCGGAGTCTTCAATGGCGACGCGATAGAGCCGGGTGCGCCCGCAGTCGATTGCCTGGCTGGCCGAGAGGGTTGGCCGGGAGACGGACGCGGTGTGATGCACCAGGGCGAGCATCCCCGGGCGCAGGATGAGCGCCTTGCCGTCGGGCGGGAGCTTGGCGGCATTGATGCCGAGCAGATCGGAGTCGGGCGGCATGTACGCCTGACCGACAGCGTTGTAGACGATCGAATCCGACAGCACCATTTGCGGCTTCCAGACCATCGCAATCCCGCCGATGGTTTCTGCGGCGTCCGCGTTGTACCACTCGGCGACCAACTCTTCCGGGGTCAGGGCGGATACCGCCCGGTAATGCCCGAACTTCACTGCCACCACGCCGGTTTGCGCGTCGACCTGAATGGTCGCGTCGGTATCCTCGACATAGCCGTCTTCGTCGACGGTCTTGCTCTTCGCCGCCCCTTCCAGCGTGGACCAGCGCAGTTGGAACGAGCCGGAGCGGATGGGCGAAACGACGGTCATAAAAACCGCCTGCGAAACCGGATGGGCCCCGATCTCGGTGGTCAGCGCATCCAGCGCGATATCCGGCGCCCCGCCGGCCACCCAGGATGTGATGCGGGCAATCCCGGCCGCTTGATCGAGCGTCCCGGCCTGCATCCCCGCCCCGGTCGCGGGGCTGGGGTCGCGATAGATCGCCCCGGCCATGTGGACGTAGAGCGCGCCGGCCAAGCGAAAGCGCAAGCTGTTGGGGGTGATCTGCTCGCCCCAGGTCTTGTTAAGGTCGATCTCCAGCGCCGTCAGGGCCGAGGTTTCGGTGGTGGTGCTATCGCCGCCGACCGGGCGATAGCGCACCCGCACATCCCCGTTGGCGAAGACCATTTGGCACGCCGTCATTTCGGTGCCCATGAACCAAGTGACGGTCCTTGAATAAGCCGTCGCGGACGATCCGAACGGCACGGTCCCGCTCGTAACCTTGGTGCGGTATTGCGGGACCGGATAGCTCGCCGTGAAGTCGGGAAGCCACGAAAGGGTGCGGGCGCCGTAGTTGACCGATCCGTTAGAGCCGCCGGAAACGACGAGGGCCCCGGCCCCGTTATCGCGCACCCGCTTGGTCACCGTGATGATGTTGCCGCGCGAGTCGGAGAGCACGTCGCCATCCCGGGTGGCGAAGACCGGGTATTCGATCTCGACCAGACCCGCGCGCGGGACGAGGTCCATCTGCAACAGCAGCGTTCCGCCGGGCTCGCGGGCCGGGGCCGAGAACGTCTGTTCGGACAGCGGGCCGTGATCGTAGGTCAGGCTGAGCACCGTGCCGGCCGGCGGCAGGACGCTCGGGCGGATCTCGTAGTAGCCGTCGGAATAGCGGATGGTGCCGGTGCCTCCGGTGCCGGCGAGAATCCCGGCGCCGTTGTCGACCAGGGCGAAGTTGCCGGCGCCGACCGTCCAGGCGGCATGGACCGTCCCCGGTGCCGCCCCGGCGTTCGCCAGGGTGCCGCGCCAGGCGGGCGTGGCCAGCGCCGAGCCCCCGCGCGCGACGGTTGTGATGGGTACGCCCCACACCAGCATGATCGCGCTATCCACGTCCGGGAGGGCGCCCGTGGTGATCTGCACGGTCCCGGTCGACAGCGACATCACGCCCGAGCCGTAACTGCTATCGACGCCCAGCAGCGTGCCGTTGCCCCCGTCGGCCAAGGTGTACCAGTTCCCCGCCGCCCGGTAGGACACCCGCAGGCTCCCCGGGCTCGGGATCGGCTCGACCGTGGTCACGTACACGTAGCCCTGATTCTCGACGGTGACCGGGATCGCGGCGGTATTGCCGACCCGGATGGGCGCGGCCGACGGCTTCCAGGTCGCCGTTTTTTGGTTGGCCCCGAACGCCGGGCAGGCGGTATTCCAGGTGACCGTCCCCGCCGAATAGCTGACCGCACCGACGACGGTGCCGCCCATGAGGGCGGATCCGGCCGAGTCGACGATGGTGGAGCCGGCGCACGCAATCGACAGGGTGCCGGGGTAGATGCCGGTCCCCAGAAACCACGAGAGGTTCGGCCCGATGCAATTGGCGGTTGTCGTCGACGAGACGGTTGCGGCGTTCGCCAGGACCAGGGTCGCCACGGTCGCTGCCGGCGTGGTATCCGCAATCGGGGTTTCCGCCAGTGCGGTGGGAATGATCGGCGCGTACAGGTTATCGACCCGCACCGAATAGGCGCCGAAGTCCGCGTTGGCGACCAGCGCTTTGATGCCGCACATCTCCACGGCATAGGGATCGTAATTGGAGTCGTAGATCAGCGTGCCCGGCGCATTTGCCGGGGCGAAGCGTGTCGGCTCGGACCCGCTGTAGGCGTTCTTCAACGGCTCGGCGACTTCCAGCACCACTTGCTTGATGTAGTACGGGCCGTTGATATCGGTCAGCGTCAAATCCGATGTGAGCACCCGCGTAATCCAGGCCACCTCGGAAATCGTTCCGGTGACCAGGAAGATGCGCCCGTTGACCGACGGCAATTTCGCTTCCGGGCGTTGCCACAGGGTGATCGAGCGCTGCCCGTGGGACCACAGGTATCCGTCCCAGCGCCCCCCGCGCACGATGGCGCCCTCCAGCTTGCCCACCAGGGCCGTGCGGTCGTCGTAGAACGAACCGGTGGAGAACGCGCAGACCGTCACCCCCGCGCCCAGCGGCGGCGAGACAATCGCGAAGCCGGCGTCCAGGTATTTGTCGGTGTCGTTGCTCTTTACCAGGGCGTAGACCTTGCGGATCGACACGTCCCCGGCCGCATAGTCAACGTCGGTAATGTCGTCGAAGATTTGGTTTTCGATGCCGGAAACGATCTCGGTCCCGACCATCCGTCCGCCACCGTCCGGTTGATCGGTCATGCGTTCCGACTTATAGAAGCGCAGGCTATCCGCGGTAATGGCCATCGTGGGCAAGCCCTCGCTTCAAGATGAATAGATGCGGGCCCGTCGCAGCGCCGCGATGAGGTTGGTTTCCTGACCTTCGACAACATCGACCGGCGTGGTCTTTCCCGCCGATACGAGTTCGACGCGCACGGTGCGGAAATAACCCCGCTTGCCTTGGGTATCGGTGAGCGCGTTCCCAGCCTGCGTTTCCTTGGCCGCTTGTTGCTCGTCCAGTTTAGCCCGACGCGCGTCGAATAGCTCTTTGGCGGTACTGGGCGCGGCTTGGGCGGGCTCGCCATAGGCCCCTTGTTGCTCGAGCCATTTGCGGTATTCCTCGGCAATTAGTCCCTGCCGGTCTCCGGGGCTCGCGGCTTGGACCCGGCTGATATCGGTGCCGTACTGCTTGAACAGTTGCTCGAAGTCGACGAACATTTTGCGCGAGGCGTTGGCGTCTTTGAGTTCCTTGGTTTTGGAAAGGATCTCGTCGAGTGCTGCCTTGTACTCTTCGGCCCCGAGTACGCCCCGCTCGAATGCCTCGCGCAAGGCCCGCCCCAGCGCTTCGATCTCCTGACTGGACGCCGCAGCGGCAATCGCCTGGCGCACGTCGTCCATGGTCTTGACGCCTTTCGCCCCGGCCTTGGCGAATTCCTCCCCGAGCACGCGTTGCTGATTGGCCAGCGCCCGGGTTGCGTCCAGGGCATCGCGCTTGGCCTTTACGTCGATCCCCATGCGCTTGGCCGACAGCCCGGCCATTTCCGCCATATCGCGCATCGCGTCGACAGCGGCGCGTTCTTCCATGGTGAAGTCGCCATCGGCTTTCGCGGCAATCTCCATCGCGTTCGTCTTCTGGCGCAGGAGTTCGGCTTCTTCGCGCTTCGCGTCCGCCGACTCGCGCAGCAGATTGAGTTCCTGCCGGTACAGTTCCGCGGTGAGATTGAGGGCGACAATCTCTTCGCCGGCCGCCGTCGCCATGTCGCGGCGGCGCGCAATGTCGGCCATTTGGATGTCGGCGCGGGCGGCGAGAAGCGCCTGCTCGCGCCCGAGGGCCGCAACCTTCTCGTCGATCCGGGTTGCCGCGTCTTCGGCCGCATCCGCGACCAGTTTGACGGACAGGGCCAGGTCGCGATGCAGTTGCGCGGAGCGTGCGGTGGCAATCTCGTCGGCCGCTTGGGTCACCGACAGTTCTTCGATCTGGATTTTGGCGGCGAGGTAATCGGCCGTCAGCGCTTGAAGGTCGTCCCCTCCCGTGCGCGCCGCTTCGTAATAGCGCTCGCTGATATCGAGCAGGTTGGCTTTGGCCGCAGTCAATTCCCGGGTGCGCGCTTCCGCCTCTGCCAGCGCACCGAGTTCGGCCACGATGGCATCCTGCGCGTTCTTCAACTCGATCAGCTTGGCGGATTGATCGCCGTAGGTCAGGGTCGCGGCTTTGGTCGCCACCTGCTCGGCCTGGAGCGCTTCCACATGGGCGAGCCCGGCATCCGCCGCGGCCCGTGCCGCAACCGCATCGCGCTCCAGCGTCGCAATGTGGTCCTTGACCGCGGCGCTATCGGCCCCCCGCTGTTGCGCCTGTTGCCGAGCCACCAAGAGCCGGGCTTCGGAGACCGCCAGGACGTTGCGCGTCGCCTGCTCTTCGGCCTGCGCGGCGGCAACCTCGTTGATCTTCGCCGCCGACAGCAGATCGAGCGCTTGGCGTTCCGAGCCGAGTGCCTTTAGCGTGCTCGCCTTGGTTTCCAGCAGTTCCGTTTCGGATTTGGCGCGTTTGCGGTTGGCCTCGATATCCTTTTCCAGCGCCTTGACGGTGCGCGCATAGGCCGAGTCCACGTCGCCCATTCCCTGGACCAGTTCCTTGGCAACGGCAATGCCCCGCTGCCAGGTGCCGTTGCGCTTGTCTTCGACGATCAGTCCGGATTCAACCCCGTCGCGGTACTGCTTCATCGTTTCGATGTTGAGCCCGGTCTGGAAATTGACCTCCTTGAGCATCTTGGCCAGCCCTTCTTTGGACGCCTTGGCCTTATCCTCCTGCTCGCGGTAATCCCGATAGTTGGCGCTAACCGCCTGCAACCCTTCGTCGAGTTTGCGGAAGCCGGCCGCGCCGATCTCGGTCCCCATCGCCCACTCGCGCAGCATCGCGCCCACTTCGTAGCCCATCCAGATGGACATCGACGCGTTGAGCGCCCCGCTCAAACTCCCCAGTTCCTTGAGGGCCCCGCCGAACGAAGCCAGCCCGGACTTGAGGGCCGACTGCGCCTTGACGGTCTTGGTAATCGCCGCGCTGTTGGCAAGTTCGGCCGCGGCCACGGCTGCAACGTCGCCCTTGTGCGCGTTGCGTAGCATGGCCAAGCGCGACTCTTCCATCACCAAAGCGGCCGTTGTGCCGGCCGTTGCCTCGAATTGCCGTGCCAGCGCCCGCTCGGCCAACGTGACCTCGGTGTTCGCCAACCGCAATTTGATCCGCGCCCGCGCGAGGGCTTCGGTGAATTCGGCGTCCTGGGCCAGCGCCGGGGCCGCGGCCAGCGCCGCCTCCGACAATGCGATGGTGGACTCCACCACCAGCTTGGTATTCTTCGCTTCGCTCAAGCGCGCCACACCCATCCGTGCGCTGACCCCCGCGGCTTCTTGCGCGGCCCGGGTGGATTGGATCGTCGCTTCGGCTTTCTGGATCTCGGCCGCGGCGGCGAGCTTGGCGTCTTCGGCGCGCCCCAGATCGTTCATCGCGAGGGCTCGCCCGGCCTCGGCTTCCTGGAGGGCCAGCTTCAAGGAGCGCTCTTGCGCCAGGGCAAGTTCCTTCTTCGACTTGACGACCAACCCTTCCGAGCTGACAACGGCCGTATTGGACGCGATGCTCGCGCGCTTGGCCTGGTCCGCGGCCATGAGCGATGCGCTCCAGATCCCCACCACGCTCGCCCCGCGCAGCAGGAGCGTAATCATCGCCACCATGCCGACGGTGTCGATCGCATCGCCGACGTTGTGCAGGTTGTTCGCGAGGAACTGGAGCGACTTAGCGAACGCCTCGGTCATTTCCGGCACTTTGTCGGCCGTGCCGAGATATTCCGTGAAGGCGCTCTTCAAGTTCTCCATCGCGCGACCGATGGTCAGCGGGATGGTCTCGGCCTGCTTGCGCCATTCCTCCGACATGCCGGCAATGGACCGGCGAAGCACTTGGCTGGTGATCTGCCCCTGCATCGCCAGGTCGCGCAATTGGCCCTTGGAGACGCCTAGCTCCTTGGCCATCGCGTCCAGGATGACCGGCGACTGTTCGGCCACCGCATTGAATTCCTCGCCGCGCAGCACGCCGCTCGCCATTGCTTGGCTGAACTGCATGATGGCGCCGCCGGCTTCGGAAGCGCTGGCCCCGGAGAGCAACAGGGCGTCGCTCATCGCCTGGACCATGCCGAGCAATTCTTCCTGCGAGACGTTTTGCTCGGAAAGCCCTTGGGCGAGGCGTGCGTAGAGCGTGCCCACGTCCTTGAGCGGGGTGCGCGACTCCTGGGCGATCTGCGCGATCCGGCCCATGGTCTGCGCGGTGTTGGCGCCCTCTTCTCCGAAGATGGCAACCCGGGCCGTGAGTTCTTTCCACGTGTCCGATAGCTCGCCCACCTGTTGCAGCGGGGCAAGCAGCGAGAGGATCAGGCCGCGGATCTCGTTCAGGGCCAGGGCTTTCAACCCCAGCGACTTGAGCGAGGTGCCGAAGCGGTCGGACGCGCGACTGGTTTGATCGAAACTGGAGGTAAGGGAATCGGTACTGCGGTCGAGCTTATCGAGCGTCGCGCCGGCACGGGCACCCTCTGCGCTCAGTTGGTCCCTGAGCGCAAGGATGACTTCCGTTAGATAGGCGTCGCGTGCGCCGATAGTCGCCATGGGCTAGGTCTTATTTTGGGAACCCATCTTGTCTTTCATCTGGCGCATCACAGCCGCCACGTCCGCGACCGAACTGCGAATCGACTTCTGGTGTTCGATTAGGTCTTTCTGCATCACGCAATCCCCTTCGACCGTGCGCAAGAGCCCTTCCAGCTTGACCTCGATTCCCCGCGTGCGCCGCCCGCAGACCCGGTGCTCTTGATCGAGCCGGGCATGGGATTCCCACAGGCGGCGAATCTGATCGTCGCGCGTGGCCAGGCGCTCTTGCCACACGGCGCTGGCTTCCACCCGACGTTCCTCGGCGTCCTCGAATTCCTTGGCGATATGCGAGAGCATATCGTTGGACGCCATCCGCAAGAGCCCTAGTAACGCAATCACCACGGTAACCACCGTGCCGAAAAGGGCCCACTCGTTCATGCTGGCGATTCCGCACCGGGTTGTTGTTGGGCGAGCTGCTTATTGCGGTAGATGCGCCACAGTTCCCGGAGTTTGGAGAACGCGGACGCGAACGCCGCAATGCCGGCCATTGCCATAATCAGCAAGTCGTTGCTCGCCGCGAGCATCGGGCCTGCCGCATCCAATGCGATAATTGCATCCTCGAAGCTGACTCCGTTCGCCATCAGCGGGCCGACCTTGGCCCAAAACGACTCGAATGCCTGTTGAAAGGTCAGGATGCTCGCCATGACCACCAGCACCCGCCCGCGCAACAGCGACAGCCCCAAAGAATCCTTCTGGGAATACTCGGCGTCCATTTCTACTTACACTCCCCCAACGAATAGTGATTCGGATCTTGGAAACGTCCGCCCCAGCTCCCGCCTTGGGTTTCCCACCAAAGCCCGAGCGGCCGGTGCTCTTCCCCGGATGCCAGATATTTCCCGTTCTTGAATAGATTAAGGTCGATGGCCAAGCGCCGCTTGTGAAAACTGTTGGGCGTGCTATAGCTCATCTTGACGCCGAGCTTGCCGTGAACGCGCGGGTCGCGAAAGGCATCCCCGAGCGTCACTTCAAAGCCTTGTTCGACCGCATAAAGAATTAAGTGCGCCGCCATTACGGCGAATTTCGATTGAAGTTGGCGTTCCGTCATTCCGGCATCCTCGTAAAACCCGCCATCGCAAACGGCAGGGAACCTAGTCATATCGCGACTTTCTCCAGTTAGTTCGTCGCGGATCGTTTGTACGAGTTTGCGAAAGGTTTCACCGTCGAACGCAACAGTGCGGCGCCCGCGGGCTGGCACGACGACACTCCCCGCGGGCCCAACGCCTAGGCAGCGGCATACATCAGATTGGTATCGAACGTATACGGCTCGGAATATCCCTCGGGAGTCTCCAATTCTCCGCTGAGCGTCAGCAATTTGAATTCCGGGCTTTCCGCCTGGGCAACGAACTGCTGGGCTTCCGAGGTATAAGCCACAACCTTGTGAACGGTTAAAAATCCCTTGTCGCCGTTTTTGATATCCTTGGCCTTTCCCCGAATACGGAAGGTGACCGCATCCTTGGTCGCCCCGCGGAAGCGCACGCCGGTTACCGCGCGCGAATCGGCGAAACCGGACACGGCATCGCCGGGCGCCAGATCGCCGCCCGGCAATGGCTTAACGGTTCCATACAACGGGTCTACGGAAAAATCGGATCCTTGAACGAGTGCGGTCGGTTCCACGATTGCAAAACTCGATGTGGAGTTTGGCTGAGTCGTCCATGAGGCGACCGTGATGGTATCGGCATCGTTGTCGGCAATGGCAACAACTTGGCCACTTCCTGCGCCGCCGGTAATCGCGACCGATTTGCCGACCAGTCCGTCCGGGGTCCATCCCGCGCCCGTCGCCTCCAGGGTCGTGGAAGTCGCACTCGCCACATTGCCCGACGCCATCCCGGTTGCGGCCGGGCTATGCCCTTTGTGCAGGACCACGGATTCCGCGATCAGATTGGTATCCCCGGTGTCGATGTTGAATCCGATCTGGTCGACGAATCCCATAAAGGCGTGACCGGTGCGCGCGGGCTTCGCGATGGGGGACATTTTCGCCGCCAGCGCCGCCGCGAGCATGGACATTTCCATGGGTACGCTCTGGCGGTTGACCACGTCGCGGGTCGACAGAGTGAGGGTCGGCGAACCGGTGCCGATCAAGAACGTGTCGATGGTCTGCGCAAAGGTATCGTCGGGGCGCGACGACACGTTCTTGATGTTGGTGGGCTCGGGCTTGGTAATGCTCAGATCGACCAGATTCTTCGCATCCGTATAGTTGCCCCAGCGCTGGTTGTCGTCGTCCCACAGCGAAAGTTGCGCCTCGGTGGTGAGGATGGTAACGGACATGGTGCAAGCGCCTCCGAAGTGGCAGGGTTAATAATTGGATCTTCAATCGGGGACGAAGGGACGGTTGCGCAATTCGGTTGCCGCACGCACCACGAATACAACGGCCACGTCGACATAGTTGCCGCCCAGGCGGTTGCGGGCCCACGAGTCGGCGAGGATGCTCCCGATTCCAAGCGGCTTGTCGAGATCCTCCCAATCGCCTATCGAGCAACAGCGAACCACGTCGTCATAGGCAAGCCGGGCGACCGCTTTGTAATTGTCCGGAGTGGCGATCACGGTCAGACGAACCGCAACCTTGTATTGCAGGATCGCCGCCCGGCCGGGACCGGTATCGACCTTCGTCCATTCTCCTTGGTCGTCGTCGTATTCGGCGAACGGTTCGGGGCCTTGATCGCCGGGGGGCGCGCCGTCAATGAAAATGCGCTCCGGCGCAAGCGTGATCGAATAGCCGCGGGCTACGTCGATTTTCGACAGTCGAAGCCGAAACCACGCGGCCACTTGCTGTTCGATGTTGTCCATCAGTAGATCGCCGGCACCAGACCCAAAAGCCACAGCCCGCCTTTCGGGCGGAAGTCCTCGACCGCATACAACGCGGACGCGTCGATCCAGGCGTAATCCCCGGGGTGCGGATCGGGCACGTCGGCCATCCCCACATAGGCCGCAACGGCCGCTTCCCAGGGACGCTCCGAGTCCCCGAGGTCGTCGCCGATGTCGCCGGCATCGGCAATCCATTGGATGCGCAGCGCTCGGGTCTCCCCGGTGGCCGCAAACCGGTAGAAGCCGTCTTCTCCGATCAGGTCGAGAATCGCCGCGGCCATGATCGGATCGTCGGCACTCCCGACATACCGGCTCGTCGACATTAGGTGCGCCTGCCCCGCTGGAGCATTCCGGGACGGGTACACATGAACAGCGGGTAGGAGTACAGCTCGGCCTTGACCCACGCCGCTTGGTTGAAGTCGCCGCCCGCATCGGGATCGACCACCAGCCGGGAATAGAGATCGCGGCCGGGCTCGTTGACCGTGCCGAAGAACTCGCCGGGGCTAAAGGCCGCGAGGAAGGCGCCGACGGCACCGATGGGGACGAACTTCACGAGATCGGTGCCGATCCCCACAGTCGAGCCGTCGTCGGTTCCGCGGAAGTTCACCCAGACCACCCCGCCGTAGGAGAACGACTCGTAGGGCTGCGCCATGGTGCGCAGTTCCGAGGCCTGCGACTGATTGAGATAGGTCGCAGTCACTTCCTTGTTGGTCGTGAGGTCGTCGAAGAAGTTGTCGCCGCAGATCCCGAGCAGATAGGTCCGCCCTTCGACCCAAGCCCCTTGCGAGGCGACCTTCGCTTGGCGGATAAGCTGGTTGATCTTCTTGCGCAGGGCCCCGGGTGCCGGGTTGGCGTTGTCCAGATCGAAGTCGATCTCGGCCGCTTGCGCAATCCCGAACTCGGTGAACCAGTTGTGAATAACCGCCCCGTCGGCATCGAGCACGATGCCCTGAATGGCCCCGAGCTTTTGCCGTTCCCAGGTCAGCTCGAAATTGCGGGCAACGCCGGTCACCCCGTCGAGGCGCCGCTTGATTTCGCTCTGCACCTGTTGCAGCTCGCTTTCGGTCCCGAACGCCCGAATCCCTTCCACTTCCGCGGCGGTAATCGTCGCGGCATCGGCCAGACGCGCCGTGTTGAAGTTCCGGATGATCCGCTTTTCGGCATTGCGGTCGCGGTTGATCGGCTCGCCGCGCTGCGACGTTTGAATCACGCTCAGGACGCCCGAGCGCTCTTCGACGGTGACGAACGGGGTACGGACCCGGCGCACATCGAACAAGTTAAGCTGACTGATTCCGCTCGGCTGAAACTGCGTCTTTTCGACAGCCGTCGTCATTTCGATGAGTGTAAAACCCTTGTTCCTGAAAATGTCCATCATGGCCATAGCGGTATACCCCGATAGCGGTTAATAACGATTAAACCCCTTTGATAAGCCGGATCTTGAGCGCGGCGAGTTGTCCGATAGCCGTTGCTTTAGCGGGATCGGCAATACCGTCGGGCCAAATGATGTCGTGGTCGTTGACATCGCACGCCCAGTTGTGGACAACGCACGGCTTATCGTCATCGGTGGCATCGACCGGATACATGAGAATGCCCGCGGCCACTTCCGCGCCGCCGGCCCCGGCGGCATCGAGTGCCGTATAGCCGCCAGCGACTTTCCCGAGCACGGTGCCGGTGTCGAGGTTATTCCCCTCCACCAGAACGGCCCCGATGGTGCGCGACTTGCCGTTGGGCAATTCGCTGACGAGGTACTCGAGGGGATACCTGCCTTCGGTCAACGTGGTCATTGTTGCAATACCTCGGAGCGCATCGGTTGTTAGCGGGTTTCGCTGGGCTTGGCGAATGCAATCGCCCACCCCTGGCGAGCGGTAGCCAGTTCCTTATCCTCGTCGCCACGGTCGCTGTCCGCGCCGATATCGGGGTTGCCGATCTTGGTCATCATTTCCGCGAACTGATTGCTCGGGGCGCTTGCGGCAACCGTCGCCGGCAAGGCGGCAAGGACTTCGGCGGCGGCTTCTTGGGTCATGGCGGGAACCTTGGCCAAGGCAATGGCGTGCGGCTCGCGCCCTTTGGCTTCCTGACTGCCCAAGATGGCGAAGACGCGGGTGCGCTCGGCGGCGGCGGAATCGGCCCCGACGCTGGCGATCTTGGCGAGAATCTGGGATTCGGACGCATCCGCCGGCAGTCCCAGCGCTTCGGAAACGATGCTCATGTGGTTATCCTCGAGGAGTGGGGTGGAGGCGCCGGGCATAAAGACCCGCACGTTCATTTGAGAGACCAGCCGTTCGATCAGCGCATCGGGGGTGTCGAGCCTATCGGCCAAACCCGCCGCGACGGCTTCTTCTCCCATAAAGCAATCGGCATCGGTGGCGACGATTGCCGCGTGTTCCTGTTTGCGGTTGACGGCGACCAGATCGACGAACATGGTATAGAGCGTGTCGATGCGGCCCTGAATACGCGCGGCCACGTCGGCGGGGATGTCCTTATACGGGGTGCCGTCGGTCTTATGCTTCCCGGCGAAGAATTCGGTAATGACAATCCCTTCTTTCTTGAGCAGGGCTTCCATCGACACATGCCGGCAGTACACGCCGATTGAACCGACCGTTGCGGTTTGGGAGACCGAAATGGTGTCGCAGGCGCTTGCCAGGGCGTAGCCGGCGGAACAGGCCGACTCCGAGACGGCGGCGTGAACCGGCTTGCGCTTGGCCGCTTGCGCGATCAGGACCGCGGTGTCGAACAACGCGCCCACCTCGCCCCCCGGGGTGTCGAAGACCGGCACGATGGCGCGCACCTGGGGATCGTCCAGGGCGGCGGCGAACATTTGGGCGATCTGCTGATAGCCGACGAGGTAGTTGCACTCGGCGTCGTAGCGCCCGCGATGCAGGAGGGGCCCGTAGACCGGGATCACGGCCACCCCCCGCTCCACCCGCAGCCCGCTTTGTTCGGCGCGCTCCTGGGCGCCCACGACGAAGGCTTCGGGGGAGATCGGCTCTTCGCGGCGCAGGGCCGCTTCGATCCCCGGCAGCATCGCCTCAAGCGCGGCCGGAAGAATTAACAAGGGGGTGTTGTAAATGCGGGCCCAGTGGCGCACGGGCGCGAACGCGGCGCGGGCGCTTTTGTAGGTCATGCGGGCTTATCCTCGTTGCTGGGAGCGTCCTCGGGTGCGTCGGTATCGGCGTTTTCCGCCCCGAGATCGACGCCACCGGGCGCGGCGGCGGTTGGCGTGTAGAGTTGAACCCCGATGTCCGCCGCGTAGGTCTCGATAATCTTTTGCTGGTCGAGCACTTCCATCCAATCGGTGCCCTGTTCTTGGCACTCGATAGCGAGGTTGGAGATTCCGGATTCCATGCGCTTCTGCGCGCCGATGGCTTCTTTGGCCGGATCGACCCAGCCGCGCCCGGACATGGTCCAACGGCGCACGGTCGACCAGGCATAGCGGTTGTCGTAGAAGCCGGGGCACGCCACCGCACCCGCATTGACGGCTTCTTCCAGCCACAATCCGTAGATCGCGTTTAGCCAGTTCTCTTCGAGCCAACTGCGCCGCGACATGAAATAGCGCCACCCTTCCAGGAGCGCCGCGCGTGCGCTCGAATAATTGGTCTTGGTGAAGTCCTTGCTCAGCAACTCGTAGGGCATGTTCAGTCCCGCGGCAATGTTGCGCAGGACCGATTCCATGAATTCAGAGAAGGCGTTGTTCGGCCGGGACGGGGTGAACCCGACGAACTTCGCGCCCAGGGGGAGCGCGAGCGTTGCGCCGGGTTTGAGGGTTGTGCTGCGCCTGGAATCGGCGACCGATTTCGCCCAGAGGTCTTGCGGGGTCATGCCGCTGCCGCCCTGGGCCTTGAACAATCCGGCGGACGCCTCGGCGTCCAGGGCGGATTCCAGTACCCCGGCGACCAACGAATTGGCGATGACCGCTTGCAGCTCCACGCGCGGGTAATGGGTGGCCATGCGGAACTCGCGCATGACGGCCGCAACGAGGGGCTTGCCGACCGACTGCCCCGGCCGGTCCTTGTCGTAGAGGTGGATCACCCGCTGCCGGCCCCACGGGTAGAATGCGGGCACGCGCCGGTACTGGAACTGGTCGCCGAAACTCGGCGGGCCGGATTGGAAGCGTTCGTCGCCCGGGTGCGACTTGCGGATCCAGAAGTGAGTCGTGGCCCCGTCCCGGTCGATCTCTTTGCCGCCGCGGATATTGGTGCGCCCGGTCCAGAACTCGGGCGTTTGCAGTCGATGCGATTCGATGACTTGCAGGCGGGTATTCCACCGGCACCCGGGGCGCGGGCGCCAGATGGGAATGGCCAGCGCCGACCCGGTCAGGAACCAACTCCCGAGTGCCTGGATCGTCAGGCCCCGCAGGTTCAAGTCGCGCGCCGCGTCAATCTCGCTCGGGGTATGCGCCCAACTCTCGAATTCCGCGCGCGTAATGCGCGACCAGTCTTCGGCCTGATCGTTGGTGAGCCCAAGAAGTTGCGCGACCGGGGACGGATTGAGGCGAAGCTGGTGCCCGACGATGCAGTCTTTGAGGGTCTGGTTCGCGCCGGCCACATAGCCGTTGTTGCGCTCCAGGTCGACGTTGCGGTCGCGGATCAGCGGCAGTTCGTCAAGCAACACCGCATCGGCCGAGCCCGAAGACGGTTGCCAGCCGGCCATGGCCGGGTCTTCGTAGCTCGCCGCCGCATGGTTGGCGTCGGCCCGCGCCGGCACCCACGCGCCCGTGTCGGCCTCGGGGCGCAACCGCGGCTTGGGATAGAGGTCCAGAGGCACGCTCAGAACCCCAGCCCGTTGTAGAGCGCGCCGCCGACCGGCTTGACCAGCCCGAGCTGGGCGTCGATGGCCGCTTGGAGCCGGGCGATATAGGCGTCGAGATCGCCGAGCTGGCTATATTGGTAGGTGCGGACCTGGCCCGCATTCGCGATGTGGAAGGGTTTGCGGGAGGTCGCTATCGAATGGCGCGCGGTGAGGGCTTCCAGCAACCACAGTTGCAGCATTTCGATTGAAAGCGAACGCAGGGCGGAGACATCGTCGGTTTGCATAGTGCCGACAAAGCTATGTGCCCCAGCGTGCGCAATCTACGCAGAATTCTGCCGGGCCCGGTTAGCGATGTCGGAAATGACCTGGCTGAACGTGCGCCGCTTGATGCCATAGCGCCGGCAAATACCGTCGCGGATATCGGCCATCGAGCGGGGGTGACCGGATTTCGCGTTGTGGGCCAACTCGGCATTCCAGTCGGCCCAGATGCGCGCGTTGCGCTTGGCGAGGTCGACGCTATGCACATAGATCGTGCGGGTGCCGAAGTGCTCGCGGATTGCCGCCTCCAAGTCTTCGGCGAGCGCTTCCGCCCGCTCGGGCTCGACCTGGCAGGCGAGCAGCATCGCGCGCGTCTGCGAGGCGACGAACTCAAGGAGCGTCGTCGTCGCGAGGTCTCGGCGTTGCGTGGTCATTGTCGGCCTGGGGCCGCAGGTTTGCATTCGTCGTTCCTGCCTTGGTGCGCGCCTCGTAGCCCATCGTCCAGGCCGCGATCAGCGTCTTGCGTTGGTCGTCCGGGACCATCGCCCAGTAATCCTTGCCAAAGGCATTGCAAAGCGCCTCTTGAGCGACGCTGTCGATGCCGTCGTAGACGATGGTATGGAGCATTTCGGTGGCCTCGGTCAGCGAGTCGGCAAGCCCTTCGACTTTCAGCGCAACCTTTTGCATGGCCGCGCAGATCGACCGCACCGAGCCGGCAATCTCTTCGTAGCTTTGGGCTTCCAATTCTTTTTCGGAAAGAGTAACCATCGCGCGCTACTCCGAGTCTTCGTCGTCGCGTTCGGTGTAATCGACATTCCCGCACCATTCGAGGCCAAGCGCTTTGGCAACCGTCTGCGCGGTTTTCTTGGCCATGGTCTCTCCGACCATAAAGGGCCCGCCGTAGTATGCCTTGGATGTTGGGTTGAGTTGGCGCATCCCGCACCCTGGCACGGCATTATCTGTAATGAGCGATCCGCACTTTCCGTACCATGCTTTAATCGGCGACATCGGTTTCGGTCTCCTGTGTATCAGCCTTGCAGCCACGGGTCGGACGGTTGCCACGACGCCACATACGCGGGGCGTTCGGTCGGTTCTTGTCCGACGGGCGCCGGGCGGGTCTTGAGAATCTGGATCTGATTGGCGGCGAACCACGCAGATCCCTCGCAGTCGAGAAAGTGATTGGCGCGATGCTTCTTCCACGTCGGCACGCCGCGCGCGTCGATCAGCCGGCTTTCCGAAGCGATCTGCTTGCAGTATTCGTCGTCGATATCCGCCGGCAGGTGCCAGACCATTTCTTTGCGCGCCGAGTGCTTAATGCGGGAGTGGACCCAGCTCTTCAAAACGTCGGTATTCAGATGCCAGAGTTTAAGCCCGTAGCGCTTGATTTTCCCGCGCGTGTCAACCTCGGGGCGCGCGGCTTTCCACCAGCTATCCATCGTGTCCCGGCCCTTGGTCGGGATGCAGGTATCGTTGGCCGCGCAGAATTCGTAGACGCGTTGTTCGCGGTAGCCGGAGTCGATGGCGACCAGGGACACCCGCAGCCCGCCGAACACGCCATCCACAACCCGGGCCTTGAACTGCGTCCAGATATCCTCTTGGTCGGTGTCGCCGTAGAGCACGCCGCGTTGGACTAGGAAACTCTCGAAATTCGGGTCGTCGCTCGGCACCCAGCCGCGCACCACATACTGGATTTCCGCTTCGTTGAGGTCGGTGCCGACGGTCAACGTGGTCACCGGCTCGGGCACTTCGCCCAGGCGGTACGTGGACCGCTGCGCCAGGCTCAACACTTCCGTCCAGGGAGGGGTTTCCCCGCGCGCGAGGAAGCATTCCCCGAAGAGCGTGTTGTAAACGCCCTGGAGCCGCTGGGGCAACTCGCTCTTGAGCGCCAGGACCAGCTTGGACGCCATGCGTCCCCAGGTGTTGCGTGCGCTGAACGAGCACAGTCCGGAGACCCAGAAGCTCGCGTTGGTAGCGCCGCGGGGCAGGACGCAATCCCCCCACGGCACGCGCACCGGCACCGATTGAGCCCCGCCCTCTTCGTGCAGGAGGAACCCGGGCCCCTCGGGTCCGTCGTCGGCCACGCACCCCCAGTCCTTTTGGTAGTCGGCCGGCTTCTGCCCGGGGGCGACCATGCAGCCGCGGGCGTTCATCCATGAGCGGGATTTGTCGCGGATCTCCGACCCGCAGTTGGGGCAGACGATGTGCCCCTGCTCAAGCGCCTGCTCGGGCGTAACATCCTCGAGCGGGCGCAGGAGTTTGGATCGTGGAATGAAGTAGACCGAACACTCGGGGCAGGGCCAGGACCATTCGTGGCGCGTGCATTCCTGCCAATAGCGCCAGATGGCGGATACCACGTCGTCCGAGCGGGCCCAGTGCTCCAGGCCGGTCACCGGATGCCGCTCCGCTTCTACCGACCCGTGGGTGGGCGTGCTGGTGCCTCCGACCACGCCTTCCGGGAAGCTCGCGGTGATGGCTTGGGCCATATCGACGACGGTCCCCTCCCCTGCCGTGGGCCGCTCGGCTTCGATACCGTCTATTTCGTCGATCATTACCACGCCGGCCGCATCGGCTTTGAGCCCCGTATCCGAGCCGGCCCAAGTGAAGCGTAATGAAACCGAATTGACGATCTTGACGTGTTTCTTACACTTCTGGCCCCGCAGCGTTTTACTCCAGAGCGAAGCGGTAGACTCCAGCATGAATTGGACTTTCGGCTCGATCACATCGTCCACGTTATCGCGGGTGGGGCCGATGTAGAGGATCGGAGTCGGGTCGTCGTCGAGGCGTTGCCCGGCGACGTTGAAGATAACCCCGTTGGTCTTGGCCATTTGGCGGGCCATGACGAAGAAGATTTCCCGCAGTTGCCAGACCATGAACGCGCGGGCAATGGGGATCACATAGGGCGTGCGCGAGGTCCGCATCCTGCCCTTTTCCGCCGATCCGGCCGGGAGCCGCCGATTGGTATCAGCCCACTGGTCAGGCGTCCTGTTGGGCGGCGGGGCGATGATCTTCGCCGCTTGGACCGCGTAGTTCCTCTGCGAGCTGGGTAATCTCGGCGGCGAGCTGTTCTCGAACATTAAACTCTTCGCGTTTGAGGATGGCCCGCGCTTCGGCGGGGGTCTCCAGGTTGCACATGGTGGGTGCCAGGCGCGCGACCATCGACCCGAAGGCGGCGACCACCAGGCCCGCCAGGGTCACCCAGCCGGCCTCGCAGTCCTCGCGCGGCACCAGATTGCGCTCGACGGCCTGCCGCTCCAGTTGGGCGCGGATGCGTTGCTCGCGAATCAGCATGAGTTTTTCGTCGGCCATGCGCCCGGCATCGTCGTGACCCTCGGCCTTGCGCTTCCACTTCTCCATGTACCACGGCACCGATTGGCGGAAGTCGAATACGCCGCGGGATTCCCGGGGCATGTTCTCTTCGCGCACCAACCGCTGGACCCCGGTACGCCCGATGCCCATCACGGCACCGAGATCGTCCGCCGAGCCGTGAAAGCGATTCTCCCGCAAGTGCAGGATGTAGGCCTGAGTACACTTGAAGATATCGAATTTGCCGTCCAACGGCGGGGGAATAACCTTCTCGACTTGAAGAGCCTGTACTTCCGGCTCCGACAGATTGAAGAGGGCGGCGACTGCGGCTAAGTTCTCTGCTCGCAAGGACATAGTTCGTTTCCCAAACTCGATTTTCTACATTGTTGTTTTTCTTGATTTTTTCGACTAAACCGGATCTAATATCCTCGCATGTAATTTTTTCCCCAAAACAGGCTCGAAAAACGGTGAGTTCGCTATGTTCGACCCGGAAACAATGAAGCCCATCTTTCTCTTCCTCGGCTTGATGTCGACCAGTCTATGCCTCGGCTACTGGATCACCGAAGATGCCGTGCGACCCAGATTGGCGTTCGGCGCCGCCGGCATTACGTCGTTTCTCATTTATAGCGTGCTTTGACACGCGAGAGCACAAAAAGTATGACCGCTGCAAGCAAGCGTACCACCGGCATCGAGTGGACAACCCATACCTGGAACCCGTTTGTGGGCTGTAACGTCCACAGTGCGGGATGCTCCCACTGCTATGCCATGCGCCAGGCTTGGCGCTTGGAACATGCCTTCAAAATGCCCCAATACCTGGGGACCACCACCAAAGTCAACGGCAATCCCGTGTGGACCGGAGTCGTCAACCGGGCGGCAACCACCATGAAGTTGCCCTACAAGCTCGCACCGGGATTGATCTTCGTCAACAGTATGTCCGACTTCTTCCACCCCAATGCGGAAGACGCATGGCGCCTGGAAGCGCTGGGAGTGATGCAGGACTGCCCCCAGCACCAATTCCAGATTCTCACCAAGCGGCCCGAGTTAATCGCCCCGTTTGCGCAACGGTGTGCCCTGGATCGAGGGCCGGGGAACTGGTTTCCCGATAACGTCTGGATCGGGGCCACCGTCGAAGACGCGCGGGTCACGCACCGCATCGACACGCTTCGGGGGGTGCGCGCGGCCGTGCGCTTCCTCTCCTGCGAGCCCCTAATCGGCTCGCTCGATTTCCCGGATCTGACGGGGATCGACTGGGTCATTTCCGGGGGCGAATCGGGACCGGGCGCCCGGCCGATGAACCCCGATTGGATTCGCGAACTGCGCGACCAGTGCAACGTCGAAGACATCCCCTACTTCTTCAAGCAGTTCGGGACCATCGGCAACAACCCGCTCTTCCGCTCCCCGCCGCCCGGGGTATCCGGCACAAAGTGGGTGGAAATGAACGATCCCGTCGGTAAGGGAGGATCGCGGATCGACGGGGTCGAATGGAAGCAATGGCCATCCGCCTACGTTCCCCCCGATCTGTTATAGGACATCGCCTATGAGCTGGAGCCGTCCGACCGTCACCCCCGACCCGGACGGCATCCATGCTGTCTTGGACTTCGGCTCCCAGCGCATCACGGTCTGTCACGATGCCGTCGGTCACTGGGTCCACGTCGACACTTGGCGCGTCTACTCTGTCGATGGCATCCTGTTGTGGGCCCCGCCTTCGGTACGGGCCCTGCCCGAATACATGCGCCGCCGATAAGTCGATCCTTCCCCCAACAAATCGAGTACACCCCTTCTATGGACCAGAAAGTTCACCCCGGAAGCGCCCACGTCTGGTTGAAAAAAACCGTCAAGGCGTTTCTCGACTACCGCTACGATCGGCCGGCTGCAATCGATGTCCCCTGCGGGAGTTGCCACGCCTGCTGCTACGGCTACGAAACGGAGGTCCGCGACAGCGACGACCCCAGCCTTGAACGCGTCCCGGGCGTGAAGTACGCCTACAGCCTTCCCCAGGAAGCGGACGGACGGTGTAAATACTTCATGGATGAGCAGTGCCAGGTCTACGACAAGCGCCCGGCCTGCTGCCGGATCTACGATTGCCGCCAAATGTTCTTCGCGCGCACCCGGGGCAAGCGCACCGACATCAACGCGGCAATCGAACGCTGGAGCGATACGCAGGTCGTCAAGACGCTCGAGGACAAGGCCGCGCTCCTGCTATTCAGGGTGGTGCGCGAAGACGCGGTACGAATGGCGAACGGGTTGCGGGAAGGCGAGGACGGCACGAACTGCGAGGATATCGCGATGATGACGGTGATCCTCGCCGGGATGAAGCTCGGCATGATCTCGGAATCCGACAGGCCCCAAGCATGACTGCGACCTTGCGAGTCGGTCTCGGAATCCTCGCCGCCCTGGGGGCCTGCTCCGGGTACGCTGCCAACGAAGCGATGGGCGTTCCCTGTTTTGTGGAGTGGGACTTTCCCCAGACCTACGAGCCAACCATCGACGGGTTCCGCGTCTATGTGGACGGCGCCGCCCGCGCAGAGGTAAAGCCGCACGAGCGCTCCGCACCCTGCGGGGTACTGATGGCTGGTCCCCATGCGTTTTGGGTCTCGGCATACCGAGTCGCCACCGAATGGTACAAGGAAGAGGCCCAATTCATCGTCCCTACCGCTCCGATCCAACCCAATCCGACCTGCGGCCCGGAGACTTGGCCGGATCGTACCTGCGGGCTATCCGACCCGCCCCAAGGCACCGTCTACGAAAATGGGGCCGTCCCGCCGCCCTGAACGAGCATGGCCCCGTAGTGGGTCATGTCGTCCAAATTCCCCGTGTAGTACCCGTGCCACCAGGCAATGCCGTAGCCCGCGGCCCCGACGATCTCCCCGAGTTTCTGCTGGCAGAATTCCAGGTAGTGGGCCCGCACTTTGTCGTTGCCCCACTGGGCCGCGGCTTTCTTGGTCGAGCCCACCTTCCAGGCGCCCTTGACGCGCGCGTTCTGCCTCAAGCCGTCGTTCACGGCGAGGACCATCCGCGGGGCGAGAAGGCGACGGGCTTTGAAGAACCCCTCAATGGTGGGCCAGGGCTCGCCGAAGGGATCAACGTCCAGGACTTCCACCGTGGAGGTCCGAAAGAGCCCCGCCCCGAGCATCGCTTCCGCCTTGCCCTCGTAGATCGCCCAGGTCGGGCGCTGGCGTGCCAGAAACTCGGCTTTGTCCGGGTCTTTCTCGATAGCGCCGCCCGGGAAGCCGCTATACAGCCGCTTCCAGATTTCCCCGCGTCCGCCATGCGTCTCCAGGACGAACGGCTTAGCGATTCCCAGCCGCTCCAGCAAGTTCCGCCGCAACGCGATCTTCTCCGCCCCGGTCGAGTTGACTTGCCGAATCACGGTCATTGGAATCGACTCCCTGCCATTGCAGATAGACGCGGGCAAGCTCCTGGATCGCCTCTGCCCGATTGATCTTGCCGGTTGCGGCAATCGCCCGCTCGACCAGCTCGGCCTCGTCGATCAGGTACACGGCTTTGATAACAACCTTGCGCTCGCTGAACGACTTTTGAACCGAGTCGAAGTTGGTCTTGTCGCGGCCCACGTATTGCGCGGCCAGTTCCAGGGCTTCGCGCGCCTGCGCCTCCAGGTCGTCGAACAGGCCGACCATCGCATCGCTGCCGGCGGGCCCGTCGTGGCGAATCTCGTTCAGGTTGCGCTGGACCGCGGAATAGTCCGCTTCCGATAGCGCCGTGAGGGCATCGTGCGAGGCCAGGGCGATGCGCTCTTCGTCGTCGGTCAGCGTCAGGGGCTCGACCGGAACCTTCTCCCCCGCCGCCTTGGACAGCATCGTTCGCAGATGCCCGTCGATGATGAGGTCGTGCCGGCCGGTGCGCCGGCTCACCTTCACCCGATCCGTCCAACCCAGCTCGGAGAGCACGCCCCGCATGATCGCTCGCTGGTGCTCCGGGTGGATCCGCCAGTTATCCGGATGGGCCAGGAGCGTGTCCGGATCGACCCATTCGACCTTGCTCGGATCGGCGAACTTGGAGCGGAAAGCCCCGCGGGGGCCGGTGGATTGCGCCGCCGGAGGGCGCCGTTTGCTTGGTATGTCGCTCATGCGGTCATTGTAGCAGGGATTTTCCGGCGAATAGGTTGTTTCAAAAACCGTCGGATTTTAATTATTGGAAAGACCCAAAAACGCGTGCGATATCATTGACGCATGGGAAAATTTTACCGTACTATTGACACTCGGGATTCCCCTGTACACCGGATGTATCGGACGCCCGAATCGCTCGGGATCGCCTATCTAAGGATAGGGACGCGATCCGACCGGATAACGCAACCTGCGACCGCTCACGCGATGCCAGGATGCTAAACCGGACCCGTACCGCGCGGAATTGCGACCGGATCGGACCTTGCGCAGTGAGAGCAAGCGCAGGCAAAGAGACCGACTCGCAATGGCTCAAGGGGAAGCACGAGGCTTCCGGAGCAACGACTTTACCGCAGTGTCGCTCGATGGTCGGACATGACTTCCCACCCCATCGAGTTTCATTCGGACCCTGATAGCTTGGGGAAAGGACAAAAGCTAGACCGGCCTAACCCGCATCCTTGGGGCCTTAAACCGTAAATCGTAGGATGCAAGGGAGACACGCGAACCTATCGGTTCCTGGAGTCTCCCGCCCGCCCTTGGTGCTGCGCCGTAGCTTCACCGGGGAACGCGGGAGTAATCGGGTCTCCCTCTGAATGAAAGGCCCGATGCGAAACCCGATGGGTTTCGTTCTGCGTATTCGGTCGAATGCGCAGAATAAAGACCATCATTCCGAGTTGCGAGATCATTCATGGACAATTTGAGCAATTGCGTCACCACGGTCAAGCCTTCTTATGCCGCGATGTCGATAGAGTGCTTTTTGAGGGCGCGGACCCCCGTTTTTCTGTGGGGCCCCCCGGGTATTGGGAAATCGGACGTGGTCCGTCAGGTCGCCAAGCGCGCCGGCAGGACCGTGATCGACATTCGGGCCGTGCAGTTCGACCCGGTCGATCTGCGGGGCATTCCTGCCCGCGACAAGCGGGGCTATACCGTCTGGTCGATCCCGGATCTGTTGCCGCGCGAAGACAGGGACGGCCCCGAGGGCATCCTGTTTCTGGACGAGCTGACTTCGGCCTCGCTGTCCATGCAGGCAGCGTGCTACCAGCTCGTACTGGATCGCAAGCTCGGGGATTACGTCCTGCCCGACGGCTGGGACATTATCGGCGCCGGGAACCGGGAGACCGACCGGGGCGTGACGATTCGGATGCCCACCCCGCTGGCGAATCGGTTCGGTCACCTGGACGTGGCGACCGATTTGAAGGACTGGTGCCGCTGGGCGAATAAGAAGGGCATCGAGCCCGAGATTATCGCGTTCCTGCGCTTCCGGCCGGAGCTTCTGCACGCGTTCGACCCCCGCTCCGGCGAGAAGGCGTTTCCGACGCCCCGGTCTTGGGAAATGACCAGTCGGACCTTCGCCGCCGATGTCCCGCTGGCCGTGCAGATGCCCGTCTATGCCGGGCTGGTCGGACAGGCCGCGGCTATCGAACTGACCGGGTTCCTGCGGATCTGGGCAACCCTGCCGTCGATTGACGGCATCTTGATGAATCCCCAGACCGCGCCGGTCCCGACCGAAAGCTCGGCCCTGTTCGCCGTCACTGCCGCGCTTGCCAAGCGGGCCGACGATGCGAACTTCCCCCGGGTGTGGACCTATGCGAAGCGCCTGCCCCCCGAGTACACCGTTCTTCTTATGAGCGATGCCACCCGACGCAATTCGGCGTTGGAGCAAACCAAATCGTTCGTCGAGTTCGGTAGCGAATACGCGGACGTGCTATGAATTACAACACCGTTATCGGCTCGGCAAAGGCGATTGTCGACGGCAAAGAGACCTATCTGTCTCGGTGTACGCCGATTGACCCGTTGCCGCAGTGCGAGCACTGCATTCGGCAAGACGTGCGCTTACCTCCCCTGCTGGAGTACAGCGCTGCGAAATGTTGGGGTGTGGGGCCGTGCTTATTCATAACCGGCGAGAACATCAAACGCAGTAAGTAGGAACCTTGACCAGAGCCCCGGACGCCGGGGCTCGCGCCAGGGCTCTTTCCTGGATTAAGCGAGAACCGACCATGAGCGACAAACAGTTCGCAATTCCCGATCTGACCGAAAAGGCCGTGATCGTTCGACACACCGTGACGGGCAAAGGCTACGGGAGTAGCCGCAAGGATAAGGATCTGTCCGAACAGATCGCCAAGGATAACGGCGCCCAGGACAAATCGGTCAGGGCATCGAAGATCCTGATTAACCCCAGCTTCACACAAAAGCTGAGCGATGTGGCAACCAAGTCCTACCAGCGCAACATCGTTCAGACGTTGCCTTGGAACGATAAGGGCTACCGCATCCTCCCGACGACCAATTATTGGGAGTACATGAGGGAGCAAGGCGCCTTCCGGGAGCAATTCAGGGACGCGGTTGCGGATTTTTCCCAGCAATACCCGAACGCGATTGAAGAAGCGCGCGGCAGACTCGGGCGCCTGTTCAAACTCAGCGACTACCCGGAGATCAACAAGCTCTTCGAGCGGCACCCCAAGACCGGACAGTTCAAGCGCTTCTGCATCGGACATCCGGAGTTCGGGATCGACGTTCAGCCGCTTCCGACCGGCGACGATATCCGCATCCAGATTCACGGCGAGGAAGTGAGCCGGATTCAGGCCGCAATCAAGGCCAGATTGCAGACCACGATTAACGTGGCTGTGCGGGATCTGTGGGCCCGGCTGCGCGACCCCATCGAGAATCTGGTGGAGCGATTGGACCGCTACGAGGTTGCCGACCGCAAGAGTTTCCAATCCGCGTGGGTCGAGCACATCAAGGACATCGTTGAATTGATCCCCCGGCTGAACCTGACGGGCGATCCGGAGATCGAGAACATCGCGGCAGAGGCGCGGCACTTCCTGTGTCGCTGGAATTCGGATCAGCTCAAAACGTCCAAGCCCACCCGGCAACTGGTGCGCGCCGCCGCGAGCGATATCCTCGCCAAGATGAGCGTCTACTGCGGCACGGTGGACGATGACGACGATGAAGACGATCTGGAGTTGGAGGAAGCGGCATGAGCATCGCGTATTGTTGCCCGACATGCGGTGGATCGGTATTCAGCGTGTGCGTAACGCAGATCGCCACCGTCGAGTTTACGGAAGACGGAGAGCACGAGGTATCGGATGTGCGCGGCGACGTGTATTGGGACGATAACACGCCGGTAACGTGCGATGGGTGCGGCGAGCACGATATCTTAAAACTCTTCAAGGCATTGGAGGAAGCGGCATGAGCAACGAATACTTGTTCACCGTCATAGCCCATGTGACCGTTGACGCCGATAGCGAAGAGGCGGCGCGAGAAGCAATGTGGAATTCCTGCCTGTATCAGGAAGAAGACGTTGACTATAACGGCATCGAAGTCTACGTCAACGCGCAGGACGCAATAGACGGCTCGCTGATCGAGATATACGACCCGGAAACCAAGGTCCGTACCGATATTGCCGTTAAGCAAATGGAGGAAGCGGCATGACCGACGAACCCCAAGCCCAACAGACCCCGGAGTTCATCTTTCGTCAGGAGGTCTTGCGGCGCATCGACCTTCTGAACGAACGGGCATTCACGTTGAAGCTGTCCCTTATGCGGGAAATGCGGGAAACGCAAAACCTGTCGGCGACCGGCTTCGTCCACGATGCCCAGCGCCGGTTCCACGAAGTGGAATGTCCCCTAATGTCCGAGCAATCCCAGCTCCACCGTGAGCTGGCCGCTTTGGAATCCCTGATCGCCTAAGTCTCCACCCGCCTGCCCCGTTTCGAGGAACGGGGCTTTCGAGTGCGGTCTTTCCGACCACACGCTACAGGAGACCCCCATGTCGGCTTTTCTCTGCTCGCCGCAGCATATTGCTGCAATCGTTTGCTTCGGCCCGATTACCGACGACTACGGCCACTATTCCGTTGGCCCCTTGCCCGAGGAAGTCGCCGAACTGTTGGCCCGCGAAAACGTAAAGAGCGTGGACTATCGCTATCCGCGCGATATCGACGAGCAAGTCAACGAGGTATTCGTTAAAGAGTGCATCGCCGCGGCAAAGATACTCAACAAGAAAAGACCGAACGTCTATACCGCGGTGCAGGTTATCAAACTCTGCAATTCGCTGGACTACCAGTCTTGCGAGCATCCCGGCTGGGAAGCGTCGAATGCGAAGGAGACGCTTGACGCCATAGTCGCTATCGCAATCAGGAACCTGCCCGGTTACGAAGCCGCCGAGTGGAGCATTTAGCAATGAAGTCCGACGAACCGAGTAGGTCTCTGAACAGGATGGAGATCGCGCGCATCGCGATGGTCCTGGAAGCGCCGTTTTTCGGGGCGCTTGCACTCAAGCTGAAACTGACCGAAGCCCCGTGGCTTCCGTATGCGATGGCCGTTGACGGAGTGCATCTGTACTATCACAAAGATCGCATTTTAGCGATTAACATGGGCCAGCTAAAAGGAATGATCTGCCATGAGACGCTGCATGTGGCCTTGGGCCACCCGTGGCGCGCGAAGGGCCGCGATCCCGACCGGTGGAATGTGGCGGCTGACTATGTGATTAACCCGATGGTGATATCGGCCGGCATGGAGTTGGCCGACGGGATGCTCTTCGCGCCCGAATTCGACGGGCTTCCGTCGGAAACCGTCTATGCTCGGCTGGGGAAGAAGGACGGCGACCCGAACGCATCGGCGCCCCCCGAGGAAGAGCAGGGCGAAGAAGGGGAGGAACAAGGCGATGGCCAGGGAGAAGGCGAAGGGGAAGAGGAAGGCGAGGGAGAGCAGGAAGGGGAGCAGGAGGGCGAGGGAGAAGGGGACGGCGAGGGAGAGGGAGAGGGCGACGGAGACGCCGACCTGGAAAGCCAAGGAGAGGGCTCGGGCGAGGGAGAGGGCGGGGGAGAAGGGGACGGTCAGGGAGACGGGGACGGGGACGGTGGAGAGGGAGAGGGAGAGGGCCAGGGAGACAGCCAGGGCGACGGACATGCGCCCTCCCCTACCGCGACCACGCCCGACGGTCGCCCGCTACCCAGCCCGGAAGCGGCCGGGTCCGGGGCCGTCCTGGAGCCCCCTCCGGACGAGAACGGCAACCCCCAGAGCGATTCCGACGCAACCGAACAGGAAGCGGAATGGAAGATGGCGGTTGCCCAAGCCGCCCAGCTCGCCCGCGCCGCCGGCAAGCTGCCCGGTTTCATGGAAGAGATCCTGAAAGACGATCTGGCCCCAAAGGCACCTTGGCAACAACTGTTGCGCCAGTACATGAACAGCTATGCCAAGGACGACTATACGTGGCAGAAACCCAACAGGCGCCATGTGGCGAACGGGCTATACCTGCCGAGCATCCGATCCGAAACGGTCGGGACCATCGCGCTCTTTTTCGACACGTCGGGATCGATCGATAGCGTCATGCTCGCCCAGTTCGTGGCCGAAGTGAATTCGATCCTCGAGGACATCAAGCCCGAACGACTCCTGTTGATCCAGGTAGACACCCAGGTCAACGAGGTCCAGGACTTGTCCTACGACGATTTGCCCTTCGAGTTCACGGCCAAGGGCCGCGGGGGTACGTACTTCCAACCGGCATTCGACTGGATCGAAGAGCAGGAGATCGAACCGGTGTGCGCGGTGTACCTCACCGACATGGCGCCGGGCGACGTTCCCCGAGATCCGGGGTATCCGGTGCTGTGGGTGGACTTCGCCGCCTACGATTGGCTTCCCGACATGCCGTTCGGCGAACGGATCTACATTCAATAGAACGCAACTACGGCGCCCCGCGGGGTGCCGACTGGTGCGCTCTTTCGCGCATCGCGAGTAAAGCGAGACAAAAAGATGAAAGTAAAAATCTGCCGCTCTTCCGGGTATTTGAGGGAGAAAACCATCGAGACAGGGCAAAACCAGCCGCGCACCGTAGAGGTCGAGGTCTCCCCCTCGTTGCTGAGCGAAGAGGCCCGGCGAATCGTTGTCGATCATAATTCCGGGATCTTCCCGTCAACCATTGACGACATCCAGGAGCGGCATAGCGGTCACTTCTTTTCGCACAACTTCGAGTCGGATGTCGAGTTGGAGGATATCGGCCACGGGCTTATCGAAGAACTGATCGTCAAGGCGTTCGCTTCGGTCAACGCCGAGGTTGAAGAGATGAAAGCCAAGACGGCTATGTTGGCGCAGGAAGAGCAGGCGCGCAAAGAAGCCGGGGACGCCGCATTCGCGGAGCGAGCCGCCGCGTTCTTGGCCGATCCGACCGCACTCGTTTTTTCGGTGAAGTTTTTCGAGAAACACCCGATGGCGGACGCGGTTCTTGAAGAGCAAAAGCGCCGCAAGGAAGCCCACGAAACGGAACAGACCGAACGGCGCAAACTTCAGAACGTCGCATGGCTTTCCGAGTATGGCACCCAGAGCCAGCGGGAGCGCTACGCCCGCGGCCTGCTGGACGAGCAAGAGATTGTCGACGGTCTTACCGAAATCGAGTTTTCACGATTCGACGATGGGATCGAGCGCTTCGTCCGGTTGAAAAAGGCCGATCTTTCGAGGGCAATCGACTCCGGTTATGACGACGATACCACCGAAACCGAGTGCTCTTACAAGCGCCGGGACTTCGAGAACGAAGACCCGCTTCCGGCATCGGTCTTCGATGCCTTGGCGAAGATCGAAGATCGCGCGGAAGATTGCAACGTGGACATCGAGCTTCACCAGACCGCGGTTTATTGGAGCACCTCCGATTGGCCGGAGTTGCGCCGCTGGAAGGTCGTCGCAAGGAAGATCGTCGGGATCTACACCTTGAAGCGGGAATACATGCTGCCCGGAGTCGAAGACTGGGTTGCCATGACTTCGGCTTCGACAGCGACCAAGCCCAACGCCTAACTCATAGCCTGTAGCCGGCTGCCCCCTTGAGAGAGGGGGCTTCCGGGTGCGCGCTTCTGCGCATCGCCAAAGAGCGAGACGCAACTAATGAATCACTCGGATAGCTGCAAGCGGTTCACGGAGGAATACCGGCAAACGGTTACGACGTTCACTCTCCAGCATCCCGACCATTGCGGCGCGTGCGGCGGATGGGGAATGGTCACTACCACTGGATGCTCAGTCCCCTACGGGAGCACCAACGTCAACCTGCCCGACGATACCGACCCCTGCCCGGCCTGCGTCGAGCAAGGCCGCTGCCCGTGGTGCTGGAAAGAGTCGCTAAGCCAGGACGATACCCTGTGCCTGGAGTGCGGATGGGAAGACGGCAAGAGCGAAGGATTGCCCGAGCCCTACGAGTGCGAGTGCTGGGACGACCTGGAGATAAACCCCAGCCGGATGCTCATCAAGTCGATCACCATCAGGGTACACATCGACGAACCCAAGGGCCCGGAGGGAATGGTTATCGAGCTTGACCCGATCTTCGATCAAATCGACTTTTCCAACGAAGTCGAAAAAGCAATGCGGGCCATCGTCGAAAAGAACGCGTTGCTCAAAGAGCTGAACGTCAGCATCAGCTATTACGACAACTAACGGTAGGAGATTTTTCATGCAAGACCTTACGAAGCCCCCGGCTCGATTCGTCTACCAACTGTCCGACGGCACTATAGCCGTGGAAATGTTCAAGGTCAGTGCCCTGCATCTAACCTGCCTCATGGGCGCGATGGCGAAGGACAAGGACGACGCCAGGTACTACCTGAAAGGCATCTACCTGGACATGGAGCGTTCCATGCTTGTGGCGACCAACGGCCACATCATGGCGACCTGCCCGGTCTACCTGGATCGCGACGCCCATTGGCCCGAGTTGATCGCGTTCATCAAAGAGCGCGCCGAGAAGAAGACCGAGTTCGGCGCCCGCTGGTGGAACCACCCGGCCGAGTTGATCTTCCGCCCCGAGAAGGCGCCCAGCACGCGCAGCCAATTGGTTTCGGTCGATCTGCGGACCATGCGGATCTGGGACAGCTTGAACAAGGGGAAGGCATTCGAGCGCTATATCGAGGCAATGGAAGACGGGCAATTCCCGGCCTGGAAAAGGGTCCACCTGTGGGAAGTCGACTACCCGGCATCCCCTGCGTCCATCAAGCCGGATACCAGCGACGGGATCGGCCTTGACGTGTCGATTCTCTCCAAGGTCTGGAACGGCCCGGTCAAACTGGCAACGATCCCGGGGCACACCGGGTTCCTGATACGCCCAATGGCAGTGGACGCGCAGGACGTGCAAATCACCCTAATGCCAACCCGCATCTAGCCCCTCCACGAGCCCCGCTTCGGCGGGGCCGAACGATTCTAACGCAGGACTACCAATGAACGAGTCTAACAGCCTGGTAGAGATCACCATCGGCAATGTGTCCTATCGTTGCATCCCGGATTGGGGGTGTTATGCGAACGGGCGCTTCGCCTTGATGTTTTACGATGCGACGACCGGCGAGGCTATTCACAAGGCATCGGTCAATCTCGTCGATCACCCGCTTGAGCCCTACGAAATGGTCTTGAACAACGACTACGACATCGAGCCGGATCTGGTCCGCGCCGGCATCGCAGCCCCGTCTCACCGCAAGATCGTCGAGGTACGTCCTTGGGGCAACATCGAGTGGAACGTCTGCCGGCTGATTGATCCGCCCCAGATACCGGGCCATCTGGAGGCGTAGTGAAAGTCCGACTGACCAACACGACCATGATGCCGCTATCCGGGCAGTACCAGTGCCAGGAGATCGAAGAGCAGGCGTTTGTGTCGCATCTGGTTGCCTACTGGCGCCAGGGGATCGTGGTTTCCTACATCGGCTACCCGACAAATCAAGCCTACATCCGCGAAATCTCGGGCATCAACGTGCCCATCAACCGGGGGCCGACCGAACTGGAGCCCGGCGACATCATGCTCTGTATGCGGGTGCTCTACGAGCAACAGGACCAGCAACGCAAGCAACCCTCCGACGGCTCCCGACGCTGGGAATTCCGCGAAGGGCCAAGGCGTTGGCAGTTCTTCCTCGTGCGCTACCAGACACTCTAGGACAAGGCCTTCTTTTTGGTTTGGGACACGGAAGTCCCGCTTCTCTAAAACGACAAGCCGAGAAGCAGATTGGACGGGTAGTGTCCGCGCTTCTTCTTGTACATCCGCTCAGCCTTTTCGGCCTGTTCCGCTGGCAATTCGCCAATCCACATAATAAAGGGCTTCGCTGCCTTCCGCTGGTTACAGTCTCTACAACACGCGACGAGGTTGTTCGCCGAGTGTTCCCCGTTCAACGCCAACGGCTCCATATGGTCGATTACCGTATTCTCTTCGCAGAGTATCCGGTCGCAATATGGACAGCTTTTGCGCTCACCCAATATAGCGGGAAAGTCGACCGTTCCGTCCTTAAGTAAGGCGACACGTTCCCTTCTTTTTCCTGCCACGTAAACCTGATAGTGCCTGTACGCAGGATCGGTTTCCCTCCTGTTTTTCTGGTACAACCTCGAATCCTCCCTGTTTTGCTCAAGGTTCCCGTAATAGCGCCGCTTGAAGTATCCGTCGTCGCGCCGTTTGTCAGCGTTTGTCTTAAGCCCGCATTTGCGCGAGCAATACTTGGCAGTCGACGCTCTTCCCGACATATCGGCCCCGCATCTTGCGCATTTGCGTTGCGCCGGGGGTTCCGGTTTCGGGGAACAGGTGCGTTTGTAAGAAAATTTTTGTTGGCAAGACTTCGAGCAGAATCTTGTTTGCCCAATGGTCCATGAAATGTCCTTTCCACACTCGCGGCAGACTTTTGACATGGCGGGCGACCGAATCGGCGGGATTCGTTCAGACATCCGGCCTGTTCGTTTGTCCAAAACAGATCACCCTATGGTTTCTGTAGTAAAATTCGCCCGTTACACGACGTGCGAACAACTCCGCCCGCCACCCCCCGGAAGGACCCCAAGTATAGACATCTCGTTTACGAAACCTATTGGTTTTCTTCATTCGATCTTCATTCAATGTGTATAGCGCGAATGAGTTTTCTTATTCGATTCGTCATTGCCTATCCATTGCCTATCCATTGCCCCGTCATTGCCCCGTCATTGCCCCATGCTATTCAATAGAACGCGCGGTTTGTATTCTATTCCCTGCCCCCTGCCCCCTGCCCCC